GTCGAGGTACGCGTCGATCTGGTTGAGGAGCCAGCGGGTCGCGAAGGTCCAGGTACCCTCCTTGACCTCGTGCGGTCGCGGCCAGCACTCCCGGAGGTACCGCTCGGCGCGCTCACTTGCCACTCAGGGACGCCTGCACGGCGCGGATGTCGTCCACCAGGCCGACGAGCAGCATTTCGAGCCCGTCGCGCTCCGAGATGTGCGCGCCGCTCGCGAGGTCCGGCCGCTGGAGCAGCATGCGGAGGGCCTTGAGCTTGAGGGCGACGTTGTGGTACGTCATCTCGAAGTCCACGGTCAGGTGGTAGGAGTCGCCGTCGCGCAGCTCGGGGACGGTGCCGCTGTCGGCGAGGGCGGCGATCCAGTCCCGGTCGCGCTCGACCTGCTCGGCGTCGAACCAGAGGTCGATCTTGACGTTCTCGACGCGGTCGGCCATCGACCCGGGCACCCACACCGGCTCGCTCGTGGCGACCACGCGCTCCAGCGGGGCGGCGACCGCCTTGCGCGCCTTCCGCTTCGCGAGGAAGCCCATCATTCGGCGCTCGGCTCGGGCTTGTACATCGGCTGCGAGAGCAGGCGCTCCATGCCCTCGTACATGCCCGCGATGACGTTCGCGGGCACGGCCCGGTCGCCGAGCCCCACCCGCTCCGACTGGCGCTCGATCGCGCGCGCGAGGCCGCAGTCGACCGACACGACCTGGACCTCGTAGCCGTAGATGTCGGCCAGGACGAGGTACGGGTGGGCCTGCCACTCCTGGATGTTCGTGTTGTCCACGATGATCGCGGGCACGCCGTTGATCATGTGGCGCGCGCAGTCGCGCTGCGTCGCCTTGTGGAAGCGCGCGTTGTCGGCGGCGTCGAAGACGTAGACGCGCGCGTTGTCGGCGGCGTCGAAGACGTAGACGTCGGTTTCCGTGACGCTGACCGCGTTGCCGCACTCGGGGCAGGACGTGTTCGCGCCGATGTGCCCGTGGATCGAGCAGACCCGCTGCGACTCCAGGCGGTGGTCGTCGGTGCTGATCGTCACCACGACCGGGAGCAGTTCGTCCGGGCGCGAGCCGTGCGCCCGCTCGTACTCCTCGATCATCCGGGCGATCGTGCTCTTGCCCGAGCCCGGGACGCCCTGCATCACGTAGAGGACCTTCTCGGTCATGCGAGCCTCCTCAGCTGGTCGGACCAGAAGCACGTCCTGACACCGTTCGGCAGCGCGAGCACGACCATGCTCCCGACGCCGGACGTGAGCCCGTCGACCGTCGCCGTGCGGCCGTCGCCCGAGCGCACGATGCGCACCGCGTCGCCCGCCTTGAGGCGCCTGCCGCCGCGGTCGCGCGCGAGAGTGGGCCGGAGGAAGCGGGGCCTAGTCGCCATCGTTCATGTACTCCTCGTACCGCGGGTCTGTCTCGACGGCCGTCCGGCCCTCGGGCGTGAGCCCCCACGCGACCTCCAGCTCCCCGGCGTCGTCCACGACCACGTCGGGCTTCGCCAGCCCGCGGAAGCACATGTCGATCAGGGTCATGAAGGTCGTCGTCTGCCGGTAGTGGTTGATGAGGGTCTGGACCTCCTCGGTGGTCGGCATCGGCTTCTCGTCGCGCTCGCGCGCCTGGATGAACCGGACCATCATGAAGTCCTCGTCGCCCTGCGCCTCGTCGCCGCCGTTGAGCAGCGCCAGCCACCCCCGGAAGCCCTCCGGGTCCTCGGCCAGCCGGGCCGCCGACTCGGGCGTCAGCTTGTAAGCCTCGGTGTCGAAGTCATCCACTGGGCGCCGACCTCAGGATCGTCTTGAGGGCCTCGGTCTCGTGCTTCTCCAGAAGGTGGAAGCGCGGGTCGGCCTTGGAGGACGTGCGGACCTCGCCGGGGTAGTCGCGCTTGACGGCCGACCAGAGCACGACCGTCTCGACGCCCTCGCTCAGCGCGCGCGCGGCGACCTCGTCGCCGTCCGGGCCGAAGCCCAGGTCGTAGTCGGTCACGACGACGTCCCACGGCCCCTCGTTGGCGACCGAGTACACGGCCTCGTGGCCGTTCGTCGCGGTCCGCCCGACGCGGAAGCCCGCGTCGGCGATCTCGTCCTCGGCGATGGCTGCGAAGGACGGGTAGTCCTCGCAGAGCAGAATCCTCATGCACTCAGTATACGCGTTTCGGAGGGGAACGAACACGTAAGGTGCGATGGCGACCCTTGTCACCCCGCAGAACGAGGTCTACCAGCGGCTCCTCGCGCTCGGGTGGGACCTCAAGCGGATCGACTTCAAGGGCGGCCAGTACGTCGCCCGCGGCTCAAACGACGACGCCGGGCTGGAGGTCGAGCGCACGGGCAAGACGCCCGAGCAGGCGCTCCTCGGCGTGTTCACCTACGCCCAGCGCGCCGCGGAGATCAGGCGGTTCGCCGCTCTGAGGAGGCTCGGCGCCTGGCAGGCCGACTTCACCTCGCAGAAGTCGGAGATCGCCAAGGCGTACCGCGCGCTCCCCGCGTTCGACGCGGGCGCGATCGACGCCTGGACGGCGCTCGCGGCCGAGAGCAAGGCGCAGGCCGACGCCGTGCGCAAGCAGATCCAGGTCTCCTACGAGGACGACCCCGAGCCGTACGACAGCGCGCGCGAGATGGCCGACGACGTGAAGCTGCGGCAGAAGCTCACCGTCTCCCGCTTCGGGCTCGACCACCCGGTCTGGACGCCCGAGCAGGTGCTCGACTTCAGGACCGTGCACGACGCGGTCGGCCATGTGCAGAGCGGCGGCGACTTCACCTGGCGCGGCGAGAACATGGCCTTCGCGACCCACGCCCCGCTCGTGTCCCCGCTCGCGCAGGAGGCGCTGTTCGTGGAGGTCCTCGGCAGGGCCGCCTACAACGACGACTTCCGCGGCGTCGGCCCCGAGAAGGTCGGCCTCATGACCGAGTTCCTCAGGCCCGCGCAGGCGGCCGAGGGGCACCACGTCGGCGTCCCGCACGGCACCATGGCCGTCCCCTACCAGGACGAGCAGGCCCAGCGCGAGGCGGACGAGAACGCCCGCCAGCGCGCGGTCTACGACCAGCAGGTGCTCAAGGACCTGCCGAAGGGTCCGTTCGACCTCCCCTCCGTCTCGGACGGTTGGAAGGCGAAGCCGCGCCCGGCGTTCAAGCCGCGCCGCGGCGTCTACGACTGGGCCGCCGACCCGGGCTGGAGGACCGCCGACACCGCCGTCGACCGCCTGAGGGAGATCCACGGCGACCTCCCGGCCGACCCCGACTACGGCGACCTCGCGTACCAGCCGGACGAGCGCAAGGTGTACTGGAACGTGGGCGACGGCTACCCGCAGGACGCGATCGACGAGGGCACGCGCCGCTTCGAGGCCGACCCGGGCGTCGACTCGGTCGAGGTCGCCGACGAGGGGCCGCACGTCCCCGGCGGCTGGGTCAGCGTCGCCATGCCGGTCGTGCGCCCGCAGTACGTGGACCAGGCCCTCCAGGCCATCCACCCGGACGAGCTGCACCAGGGCGAGTGGAAGGCGGCCGAGGGCACGCACTGCCCGAACCCGAAGTGCCCGCACGTGCTCACGCCGGACGAGGAGGCGCAGATCCAGCAGACCGGGTACTTCACCTGCCCGGAGTGCCACGGCGAGTTCAACATGATGGAGGACGAGGGCTGGACCCGCGCCGGGCTCGGCCTGACGCAGATGGGCTGGATCGGCGAGCAGGCGGTCCTCGACCAGGGGACGATCCCCGGCCTCGGGACCTTCCGCGCCGCCCACTCGGGCGGGAAGTGGCCCATCGACGCGATCCTCGACGGCGAGGACGGCGTGGCCTACGGCTGCGAGATCAAGAGCAACCACTCACAGGCGCAGGAGCGGTTCAAGGTCGGCAAGAAGGAGGAGCGCGACAGGAAGATCGCCTACTGCCTCGCACACGGGCTCCAGCCCGCGCTGGTGGGCGTCCGCCTCAACTTCTACACCGACGCGGCCGACGTGTTCTTCCGGCCCGGCCTGACCGACACCTGGATCGGCAACAGCCAGATGCGCCACGTGGCGACGCTCGACTTCTCGAAGCTGAACCCGTTCCTCGCCCCGACGCCGCAGGCCCAGGCCGAGGCCGTCGAGGGCGCCGACATCCCCGACCAGTCGCTCCAGACGGAGGACGACGACATCCCGTTTTGACCGCTATGATCGAGGACATGTTCGACGGCGGCCACAGGCGCGTCTCGCGCCAGGTCGAGGCCCTCGGCTGGAAGGACCTCGCGGTCCCGGCCGCCGGGCTCGCGCTCATGGCGCCGTTCGCCAACCCGCCCTCGGCCCAGGCCGCGCCGTCCGCCAAGGCCCCGATCCACCGCGTGGCCCCGAAGAAGAAGGTCGCCCCCAAGCCGAAGCCCGTCACGGCGCAGCAGGCGTGGGCGCAGATGAGCGCCGCCGCGGCCTACATCGCGGGCCGCCCGGTGGAGCTGCGCCGGGAGACGCCCGAGTTCATCCGCGACAACGTGGGCTGGGCCAACGCCTACGTCGTGCTCGACGGGACGACCACGGTCCATGTCGGCCCGACCATCGCGGGCTACATGGACTACCCCAACTCGGGGACGTTCTCGATGGGCGTCGCGGAGCTGATCCACGAGGCCACGCACCTGAAGCTGTTCTTCGAGGACGGCGGCCCGCAGGCGGCGCCGAACTCCTACACTCGCGCGGCCGACGAGTCCGTGACCAACCGCGCGGCCATCGCCATGGCGCCCGACATCTTCAAGCGGTTCTTCCCGTGGGTCAACCCGACCGCGGTCCAGTACGGCATCAACCGCGGCCTGCTCGAACTGACGCCGCCGCAGTACCACTAGCGTTCATGACGTTCCGCCCCCGTCGGTAACGGCCGAAGATTAATCTTAATGGCGGACGAGCCGATCATCCTGGAGGAGACTAGGCTTCCGGGCGGCATGACCCGCTGGGCGCCCGCGGGCGTCGAGAGGCCGCGGGAGCTAACGCCGCAGGAGAAGATCGCGCTGGAGCGCAGGGACGCGCTCCTCACGCAGAAGGCCGAGAGTCGCGAGCCGACGTGCTGGCGGCACGACTGCGACAGGCCCGCGACGGTCTGGGTCCGGGAGGTCTCGTTCGACTTCAAGGGCGAGAGGGCCGAGCCCCTGCACCACACGGCCGTGTCGAGCGCCGACTACTCCGGCCCCGTGCCGGGCTTCTGCCGCTTCCACCTGGGGACCGGCCCCTCCGAGCTGGCGCAGGCCGTGTACTTCTCGCGCCCCGAGATGTACTGGGGCGTCCGGCCGAACAGGTGGTTCGTGAGCTTCACCGACGGCACCAAGCAGGGCGGCGCGGCCGTCAGCATCGACCCGAAGCAGGAGTCGCCGAAGATCGTACAGGAGTCGCTATGACCGAGAAGCACTGGACCCACGTCACCGGCCTGAACCAGAGCGCCCCGCAGCCCGCGTCGCACCTGTGCAACTGCATCGGCTGCTGCCGCGAGTGCGGCATGTGCCGCACCGACCCGAGGCACACGCCCGACCTGTGCAAGCGCACGGTCGCGTGGCTCCAGGAGCGGCCCAGGTGAGGCGCCTGCTCTACGGGCCGCCGAACTGGCTCGTCAACAAGTTCAGCTCGGAGGACCGGCGCGCCTTCGGCTTCTGGTCGGTCGTCTTCGCCATCGCCGGGACGCCGTTCCTCGGCTCGCAGGTCCTCTGGGTCTCCCTCCTGAGCGTGATCGCCCTGGTGCCCAACTTCACCAGCGAGACGCCGGTCGAGGTCGAGGAGAAGGACAAGCGCGAGATCAAGAAAGCGGCCGGATCAAGCGCGTAAAGGGCAATGGCCGAGAAGAAGACAGCCAAGAAGAAGGACCAGAGCGGCCGTGTCGCGGTGCTCCTGACGCACGTCAACATCCCGCTCGTGCTCAGGGCCAACCCGACCGAGGAGGAGGTCCTCGGCTTCGTGAAGGAGCAGAACCGGCGCTACCACAACGGCGACCCCGGCGGCCCGAGCGGCCTCCCGGCGGTCCTGGTGCGCGAGGCCGCGTTCTTCGACGAGGAGTCCCCGACGGACGAGTACGACTTCGAGAAGGGCGAGCGGATCGACCTGGAGTCGGCCCTCTAAAGGGCCGCCCTTCCGCGCGGTAACAGGCGATGGCCAGCATCATCTGGAACAAGGGCGAGCGCAGCGTCGTAGACGGCTGGCTCGGCGGGCAGAGCAACTACCTCACCCCCGCGATCGTCCCCACGGCGGGCGCGAACTGGGGCCTCGGCCTCGGCTCCCGGGTGGGCGGCGTCGGCGCGACCAAGGCCGACGTCATGGCGCAGATCCTGGAGATCGGCACCGCGACCCCGGCCGGGTACGCGCGCGCGTCCATCTCCCGCGACCAGACCGCTGGCGGCTGGCCCGCCTCGACCCTCCAGAGCGGCAGCTACGCCTCCACGACGGCCCAGAAGTCCTTCAACTTCTCCGGCGCCCCGAGCCCGAACGGCGCGACCCTCTGGTTCGTCGCTGGCTCGACGACGACCAACCAGGACAACGCGCTGTTCGGCGCCGACACGGCGGCCACCCGCACGTTCGGCAACGGCGACATCGAGCGCGTCACGCCCACCTACAAGCAGACCTAGTCCCCGCTTCCGGGCGGTATCGACCGCGTAAGTGGCGAGATGACGACGAACTACCCCGGCGCGCTCGACACCACGGCCGTCCTCAAGAACGACGCGACGGACGGCACCGTCACCCAGGTCACGCACGCGCAGCAGCACAACAACGTCGCCGACGCGATCATCGCCGTCGAGACGGAGCTGGGCGCGAACCCCAGCGGCGGCTTCGCCACCGTCGCCGCAGCGATCGCGACGCTGGACCCGAGCAGCGGCGGCTTCGTCGCCAGGAGCCCCGGCGCCGGGCAGGTGGTCCTCCCGACCGCCGACGTGCTCGCGCTGGCCGTGCGCGCCTTCAACGCGGGCCAGACGTCGCTCCTGTTCGAGGCGCAGAACGCCGCGGGCTCGACCGTCCTCTACATCGACAAGCTCGGCAACTTCAGCGCCACGAGCCTGGCGGTCGGCGGCACCCCGCTCGCCTCGACCCACCTTAGCGACTCGGCCGCGCTCGCGCGCCTCGCCTCGCCGACCCTCACGGGCGACCCGAAGGCGCCGACCCCCGCGACCTCGGACAACGACACGTCCATCGCCACGACCGCCTACGTCAAGGCGCAGGCGTACGCGACGCTCAACAGCCCCACGTTCACCGGCACCCCGGCCGCGCCGACGGCCGCGGGCGGCACGAACACGACGCAGATCGCCACGACGGCGTTCGTCCAGGCCGCGCTCTCTGGCGTCGTGTCGGTGCGGACGTCTTCGTTCCCGGTCGACCTCCGCAACCCGGACAACACGGGCAACGCCTGGCCGCGGGTCGAGACCATGACGGCGTGGGAGTCGTACTACTGGGGGCTCACCAACGACGTGGTCGGCTCGGTCTACGGCCTCGTCCGGGTCCCCGAGAACCTGGCGGGCACCCCGGCCGCCAAGATCGCCATCGAGATCAGCTCCAGCGCCACGACCGGCGTCACCAGCATGGCGGTCGCGACGGCGTCCGTCCCGGACGGCTCGTCGCTCAACCCGGCGTCGCTCGCCTTCGAGACCACGCAGAACGTCACCACGCCCGCGACGGCCCACGCTCGCAAGAAGGTCACGTTCACGCTGACCACGCCCCCGGCCGCCGGGGACCTGATGATCGTGCGCGTCTACCACGCGGGCACGGACGGCTCCGACACGCTGGCCGTCCCCACGAGGCTGCACGGCGCCTGGCTCGTCTGTGACGTGACGTAAGGAGGCGGCATGGCTTTTCAGGTGAGCGGAACGGGCGGCGGCTACGCGGGCGGCGACATCCTGCGCCTGAACGTCTTCACCATCTCGGCCTGGCTCTACGGCTCGAACGGCAACCCGCTGTCGAACGGCTTTGTCGCGGGGCGCCAGGCCACCACCGCCAGCGGCTCGATGCAGTACGCGCTCGCGACGCCCGGCGGCCTCCAGTGCATCGTCGCGAACCACGAGCTGTCCCAGAACTGGGGCACGGCCTTCCAGTCGTGGGGCGGCAGCGCGGGCGCCTGGTACCACGTGTACGGGTGGCACGACGGGAGCACCATCTTCGCCAGCCTGAAGCAGCTGGGCGGGTCGCAGGGCACGGCCAGCGCCTCGCACGGCACCGCCGCGCTGGACGTCTCGGGCGAGTTCACGATCGGCGACAACGGCGGCAACTCCTGGACCTACTCGCCCGGCGCGATCGCGGAGGTCGCGGTCTGGAACGTGGTCCTGAACGCGAACGAGCTGGCGTCGCTCGACGCGAAGATCCCGCCCACGAAGATCAGGCCGCAGAGCCTCGTCGGCTACTGGCCGTGCTACGGGCGCACGTCCGAGTCGAACCAGGCGACCTCCTCGTCGCGCGAGGGCACGGCCATGAACCAGCGGTTCGGCGGCGCGGTGGTCGACATCGGGCGCCACGCCCCCGTCGGCCGCTAGTGGCCGAGGTCTACAACATGGTCGCGCGCGTCCGCCGCGACGACCTCGCGGGCGCGGACATCCGCGTCTCCAGCGCGTACCAGGGCCGCGAGCTACAGATCACGTTCCAGGACGAGAGCCCGGCCAACGTGGCCCGGGCCATCGACGCCATGATCAGGGCGCTCGTCGTGGCCCGCCGGGCCGTCAAGTCCTAGCTAGGACCAGAACCCGAAGCGGTCCGTCTCCTTCTGGCCGCACCGCTTGCAGGTGCGCTGCCGGATCTTCACGGCGCGGTGGCCCGTGTGCGCCCACGAGCGGCCCCACACGCGGCGGACCTCCTCGCGGAGCACGACGGGCTCGCCCCACCTGTGCACGTGCTTCTTCCTGCGCCTGCGCGCGCCGCGCCGGGGGACCTCCTCCTCCGGCGCGAGCGGCATCTGGCGGTAGGCCCTGCGGGCGATGCCGTCCTGGGACCAGGACGACGGGTCGCTCTTGAGGGCCTTCGCCTCGCGGTCGGACCGGCGGATCACCGCCAGCACCTTCCGATGTGGGAGTTGCGCGAGCGCGACGACTCGCACGTGACGATCTTGTAGCAGTTGGGGCAGCGCCCCGTGGTCCGCTCGACGCCGTCCCGCTTCATCGTGGCGGCGCGTTCACGGTCCCTCTGCGCGCGGCGCTTCGCAGCGCCCTGCTCGCTGGACATGCATGGCTCCTTTCCAGGCTAGGGTATCTAGCCTATCTGGTAGTCACGCATGTCACCTCCCTCGGGTCGCATCGCACCCATTATCGGGACCGAAGCGGGGATGTAAAGAGCGATGGAACTCTGGTGGGGACGGGTGGCGGCGGGCGACATGCCCCAGTTCCGCGACCCCGGCGGCGAGGTCTGGACGTGGGACCCGACCACGCATACGTACGTCAAGCGGCCCGAGAAGGCCATCCCCGACCGCTCGCACGCCTCGGGCGGCGACAACGAGCTGTTTGACCCGGCGACGCAGACCGAGCTGCCGAAGAACCCCCTCATGGAGGGTTACATGGCGCGCACGGCCGACTTCGACTTCGGCGGTGAGGCTCCCGAGCCCGACGTCGTGTACATGCTCCCGCCCGGCACCGACTGGGTCGTGTGGGAGGACGTGAACGGCGCGCTCAGGACCATGACCGACGAGGAGGTCGTGGAGATGGCCCGGGAGAACCTGCGCCAGTTCGGCGGCTCCGACGTCGACCTGCTGCGCCACGACCCCCAGACGCCCGAGCAGGCGTGGGAGGTCATCAACGAGATCTGGGAGGGCGACCCGGGCGGCCGGGGCTGGCAGCTCCGCGTGCCGCAGGGCGCCCAGTGGGTCCAGATCGAGTTCCCTGGCGAGGACGACCCGCGCTGGGGCGGCGCCGACCCCCGCGTCGCGCACTTCGGCTCCGGGCAGCCGCCCGCGGGCCTGGAGGTCCGCCAGCCGGACACGGCCGTCTTCGGCGACGAGCAGATGACGGACGCCCTCAAGGAGATCGACCGCCACCTGAACCCGGACGACAGGCCCGGCGACACGACGTTCCCCGAGCACTGGGGAGCGGCCTTCGCCGAGCCCGGCCAGGTCCTCTGCCCGAACTGCCAGACGTCGACCGAGTTGCCCCAGTGCCCCCAGTGCGGCAAGGGGCTCAAGCCCGAGTGGGACAAGCGCGGGGAGACCGACCCGAACGAGACCGACTTCGCGGGCCAGGTCGTGAGGCACCCAGACGGCATGCCCGACCGCGCGCCCAAGCGCAACCGCATGAAGACGGACGACACGTACCCGAGCATGCTGTCGTCCTGGAGGCCGCGCCCCGGCGAGAAGGTGCACCTGCTCGGCCAGGAGACCGTGACCGGGACGTACATGGGTCCTGCGAACCTCGGCGGCGGCACGATGGCGTCCGTCCTCTGGGACTCGGGCGACCGGAGCCCGGTGGCGTACGCCCAGCTGACGTCCGGCCCCGCCGCGCCGGACAGCATGGGCGTATACCCGGTCGCCAAGCAGGCGGCCGACGACTGGGGCCTCGACGCCTTCAGCGACCGGACCGAGGTCGGCAAGTGGATCCAGGACGTCACCGGCCAGCTCCACGCGACCGCGGACTACGGCGGCGAGAACCACGAGCAGCTCGCGCAGGAGTGGGGCCTGGACTGGAACAGCGACATCGGCGCGCTCGGCTCGGTCTTCGACGACGGCTCGGCCGACACGCAGTGGGTCAAGCAGGGCTTCCAGTTCGACCCGAAGGCGGTCGAGCCCAACCTCCAGTCGATCTTCCAGCAGCCGCTCGGAGGCAAGCTCGTGCACCTGAACCCGCCCGCGGGCGAGGCGCAGCAGAAGGAGGACGCCTTCCAGCCGTTCGAGATCAGGGCGGGCCAGTGGATCTTCCCGCCCGGCGTCCCCGCGGCGACCGGCGTCGCGTGGGTCAAGGAGCGCAGCGACGGCGTCCAGTTCCGGCCCGGCATGGTCCTGGTCGCGGAGCACCTTCAGCCCGACGACTTCCACCTGTACTCGCAGCGCCCGGCCGCGATCATCACCGCCACGGGCGGCTCGACCTCGCACGCCGCGCTCATCGCGCGCGAGCAGGGGTGGCCGGTCGTGATCGGCATCGGCGGCGACGCCTACAGCAAAATCGAGACCGGCAACTACGTAAAGGTTGACAACGCGGGGCAGACGACGAACCCGCGAACAATCACAGTGATGCCCACGCCAAACCAGCAGAACTCACAGTCGGTCTGGGACTCCATCCTGAGGTACCGCCAGGACCAGGAGCGAAACCAGCCCTCCCTCAGGCCGTCCCTCCCGGGCGCCTTCGGGGGCCTCGTCCAGGCCGTCGCGGCCCGGGTGGCCGCCGCCCCCTCCCTCGACTCGTGCCCCGACTGCGGCGGCCCGCTGACGGAGCGCGGCGACGAGAAGATCTGCCACGACTGCGGCACCAGGCAGCCGATCATCGCGCTCAGGGCGGCCACGGCCGCCGTCAAGGCGCCGATGGTCAACAGCGCGACCGGCGAGCCCTTCGAGGGTCTCCTGGTCGTCGCGTCCGTGCACGGCCAGGGCGTCGGCTACCTCGTGGGCGAGCCGTACGGCGAGGGCTACCGCACCGACTACATCTACGTCGACCCGTCCTTCCGGCGCGGCGGCATCGGCAAGCAGCTCGCCGCCACCGCGCGCGAGAACGGCCTCATCCCCTACGTCACCCAGCCCGACCAGGTCTACAGCGACTCCGGCGCGGCCCTCGCGGGCGCGCTCTACGGCCACCACTCGCTCTCGCGCACCGCGCGCAGGGCGGTCGGCGGACCGGCGCTCGCCGTACCGGCCGAGGCGCTCCTCGGCGGCGGTGCCGCCGCTGGCGGCGCTGCGGGCGGCGGCGGCCTCATGGCCGGTCTCATGGGCGGCGGCGAGGGCGTCAGTGGCATCGGCGGCCTGATGCGCGGCGCGATGAACCCCGGCAGCTTCCTCCAGGGCCAGGGCCTCAGGAGCCTCATCCCGGGCCAGGGAGGCCCGGCAGGCCCGAGCCCGAACGCGAGCGTCCCGCCGGAGGGTCCGACGGGCGCGGGCACGTTCGCGCACTTCCTCTACGCCGACACGTTCGGCGAGGAGGAGACCGGCAGGGCCACCAAGAACCGCGGGGAGAACAGCGACCCCGACACCGCTTCGAGCACCGGCATCGAGGGCGAGAAGGAGCACGGCGACTCGCCCGAGCAGCTCAAGGACGTGGACGGCGGCCCCGCGAAGGGCATGTCCGACGCCACGGACCCGTACGGCGACCCCGACCACTGGAGCGACGAGCAGAAGGACGCCGTCCGCGCCTTCGAGGTCAACCTCCCGCTCATCCAGGACTTCGCGGAGAGCGAGGACTCGGGCGCCGACCACCCGATCATCCAGGCGATCGACGCGATGCTGGAGGACGCTTTCCCCGGCTACAAGGAGCTGGGAGACGGAGGAGAGGAGCCGGATGGTGAACAGGTGGAGTCGCTTGAGGAGCTTTCAGGAAAGGATCTCGACGGCGACGACGAGGCTGGAGAGGGCGAGGAGCACAAGGACGCCGTACAGGAAGGTCCCGATGAGGATGAGGACGAGGAAGACGAGCTGAGCAAGCTCGGCGGCGCCCCGGTCGTGGACATGGGCGGCTACGGGATCATCGACCCGTACTCGCGCCCCGGCCAGGGCGGCGGGCAGCTCGGCGAGATGGGCCTGGTGACGGACGCCCAGGGCAACGTCGTCGGGCAGTTCATCCGCCACAACGACAACGGCACGATCAAGATCCTGACCGGCGAGGGCTACAAGGACGTGGACCCGCGCTCGGTCACGGTCCAGAAGGCCGCGAGCGAGCTGTTCCGGCACGCCGACTTCGCCCCGCCGTTCGGCAACGACGCGCAGCAGACGCCTCCCGTCACGGGAGTGCCGACCTGCCCGACGTGCGGCCAGAACCACATGCCGGGCACGCCGTGCCCGACGGGCGGCGTCCAGCAGCCCCAGGCGCAGCCGATGGTCGGCATGCAGCCGATGGTGCAGCCGGGCGTCCAGCCCAAGGTCGTGACGCACGCGACCGAGTCGCACATCGCCAAGTGGGCCGACACGGAGGGCAACCCCCTCAAGGTCGGCGCCGACTACGAGCTTCGCTCCCCCGGCTACGCTGTCCCCGACTACGTCGTCGTGGACCACGTCCTGCCGGACAAGCTGGTCTACACGATCACGTCCGGCGACATGAAGTACCGGGACAGCCTCACGGCGAAGGAGGTCCGCACCCAGGGCCTTGAGTTCGCCCCGAAGGTCGAGGGGCCGACCTCGAAGGACGGCTTCGAGGCAACCGCGGCGCACGGGGACTTCCCCGACGACGGCGGCTTCGCCCCGGGCCTCGGCCCCGACGCCGACCTGCCGATGGAGCTTCCCGAGGACTTCCCGCTCGTCTGCCCGAACTGCGGCGGCGGCGCCAGGGCTGGCGCCACGGCCTGCCCGCACTGCGGCTCGCGCGACATCAAGCCCGGCATCGAGAGCCCGATCTACGACGAGGCCCCGGTCAGGCCCGGAGCCGACCCGATCCCCCAGGTGGACGACCTGACCGAGCCCCCGACCAGGGTGAGCACGGCGATCATCCCGGGCCAGGGGCAGGGCGGCGCCTACCCCGACGCGGGCCATCTCGCGGAGTGGGAGGCGGCGACCCGCAACCAGAGCGACGCCGAGCTGAGGCAGATGATCTCCTCGGGCAAGCTCAGTCCCGAGGCCGTGGCCTTCGTGCAGCAGAAGCTCCAGGAGCGCGCGCGCATGCAGCCGCAGCGCCCGAGCTACCGCGAGACGCTCCAGGACCAGGCGGGCCGCGGCCTGCCGATGGGCCAGTACTACCCGCCCGGCGACCCGCGCAGGACGCAGGGCTCCGCCGAGCCCGAGGCGTTCGAGGGCCTGGAGGACTACACCGGCTCGTTCAAGGGCGACAGCCCGGACGACCGCTCGTGGCTCATGGAGGGCTCGCCCGGGCAGGGCGTGGACGTGGACCCGGCCCTGATGGCGAAGCTGGCGGGCAAGGACTTCTCGCCGCGCGAGCAGCGCGAGTTCATCGACGAGAGCGGCGAAGCCCGCAACCTGGGCAAGCTCGACCTCGACGGCACGCACTACATCGCTGACGAGACCGACAGCGCCTTCAACTGGTAGCGTCCTAGCCCCTAAGGGGTGACATGGCGCCCCGTTGGAGCAACCCGTCCGGAGAGCGAGGCGGCCGGAGGTTCAGGGTCTGGCCCGACGGGGCGGACCACTACAACCACTCCGAGCACACCGCGAACTGGGACATGATCGACGCCATCATCGGCGTCCCCGAGGACGGCTCCGAGTGGCCGACGACGACAGGCGTCGACGGCGGCATCTACCAGGAGGTCCAGGCGCTCCAGCTCACGACCCTGCCGCTCGGCATGGTCATCCCGTGGTTCAGGGTCTCCGCAGGCGTGCCGGTCCCCGGCGCGTTCGAGGTATGCGACGGCCGGACCATCACCCAGGCCAGCCACGACTTCGGCGCCATCGGCTCCATCACCCTCCCCGACATGAGGAACCGCTTCGCGCTCGGGGCCTCGGCGGCCAAGTCGATCGGCGACCCCGCCGTCGCGTACGACCACGCCGACGTCAACACCGCGGCGGGCGCGCCCGGCCCGCAGGGGCTCGGCGGCTCGAACACGCAGACCCTCACGGTGGCCCAGATGGCCGCCCACACCCACTCGGGCAGCAAGACCGGCTGGGGGCCGCACGGGCTGTACTACGGGTACCAGACGCCGCTCAACACGGCCGACTACGACATCGTGCGGGGACCCGGCGGCGGCATGCAGCCCGACTCGGGCGACGGCGGCTGGGAGGTCGGGCGGCACCGGCACATCATCAACAGCCTCACGCCGGTCGGCGCGGGGACCGCGCACGAGAACCGGCCGAGGCACTACGGCCTGATCTTCCTGGCGAAGGTGAGGCACGGTGGCTGACCGCTGGAGCAACCCGTCCGCGGGCGAGGGCGTCAACAGGTTCCGCGTCTGGCCGCTGGCGACCGACAGCTACGACAGCGACGAGTTCGCGGCCAACTGGGACAAGCTGGACGCGATCCTCGGCTACCCGCTGGAGGGCACCTGGCCGCCCACGCTCGGCGTCGGCGGCGGCATCTACCGCGAGATCGAGATCGCCAAGGACGCGGCGGTCCCGCTCGGCGTCGTCTTCCCGTGGTACCGCCCGCACTCGTCCATCGCCCTGCCCTCGGGCGCGGTCCCGTGCGACGGCTCGGCCATCACGGCCGCGAACCACAGCTTCCCCGGCGGCGGCACCATCACCGTCCCGGACCTCCGCAACGCCTTCGTGCTCGGCGCCGACGCCAGCAAGGCCGCCGGGGCCGCGGCGGCCGCGGCGGGCACCCCGGCCGCGGACACGGCCGCTGGCGCCCCCGGCCCGCAGGCGACGGGCGGCTCCAACGCGGTCGCCATGACCAAGGACTCGCTCCCGCTGCACAAGCACACGGGGAGCCTCACCGGCTGGTCGCCGAGGCTCCTGGACTACTTCAACCAGGGCGGCTGGAACGGCGCGACCTACGCGGAGCAGACCGCCAACAACTACCAGGTGCTCGACAACCGCGACGAGGCCATCGCGCAGTGCGGCCCGCCGGGCTGCTACTGGTCCCCCGACAACTTCGGCCCGGTGATCACCGCGGTCGGCAACTTCGAGTACCAGGGCGCGGGCGGCTCCAACGCCTCCGCGGGCGCGGGCGGCTGGGACGACGGCCAGGACCGCCACTCCCTCGGCGCGCTGTCGAGCGAGGGGTCGGGCGCCGCGCACGAGAACCGGCCGCAGTACGTCGGCCTGATCTGGCTCGTGAAGGTGAAGGTGAGCGACTGATGGCCGACCGCTGGAGCAACCCCTCCGGGGCGCACGACATCGAGCGGTTCCGCGTCTGGCCCGCCGGGACGGACTCGTACGACCACGCCGAGCTGGCCGACAACTGGGACAAGCTCGACGCCATCATCGGCATCCCGTCCACGGGCATCTGGCCCTCGTCCGAGGGCCTGGGCGGCGGCATCTACGGCGAGATCACCAGCGCCAAGGCGGCGGCCATCCCCGTCGGCGCCTGCTTCCCCTGGTTCCGCCCGAGCACGAGCATGGCGGTCCCCGAGGGCTACGTCATCTGCGACGGCCAGACCGTCAGCGACCACGAGGTACTGAACGTGACCGGCTCGTTCAGCGCGCCGGACCTGCGCAACCGCTTCATCATCGGCGCGTCGGCGACCACGCCGGTCGGCACCGCGAGCGCGGACGCCGCGTCGGCCAACGTCAACATCACCCTCGGCGCCCCCGGCCCGGGCGGCGTCGGCGGCCTCAACTCCGTCGTCCTGACGGCGGACAACCTGGCCCCGCACCAGCACGCGGGCAGCGTCACCGGCTGGTCCCCGCCCAAGAAGACCTGGTACCAGGACGTCGGCGAGGCGGGCCAGTACGAGGTCCAGAAGGCCGGGCCGGGCAAGACCGTCGGCCAGGGCGGCGGCGGCTACGGCGCCGGGCGGCACCGCCACTACCTGAACGACCTGGCGGCCGACGGCGGCGGCAAGCCGCACGAGAACCGGCCCCGCTGGGTCGGCCTGATCTGGATCATGAAGGTCCGGAACGCCAGGTAGGCGAACACTAGTTTCGCGCGGCCCGCGAGCCGTAAGTAGCGACACTCCCTCCCACGAGACTGAGAGACGATGACAGAGAAGACGTTCTACCGAAGCGCGGACATCGACAAGGGCGAGGCCGTGAAGAGCCTGCTCGAAGCGAATCCGGGCGCCACGATCGTCCGGGTGGACACCAAGAGGGCCACGCCGAGCGAGGCCCGCTTCGCGAGCGTCCGAACCGGCACCGAGATCTACGCCGCGACCATCCGCGTCGCGGAGGACGACGACAGCTCCGACGACAAGCCGAGCGACGACTCGTCCGGCGACGGCGGGGAGAAGAAGAACCCGTTCGCCGACAAGGGCGACGGCGGCTCCGACGACGGCGGCAGCGACGACAAGGGCTCCGACGACAAGGGCGGCGACGCCCTCGACCTGACCGGAGACGGAGACGGCGACGGCGGCGACAAGCCCGAGAAGCTCACGGGCGACGCCGGGATCATCGACCTGCTCCAGCAGCTCGTGGACGCCGTCAAGGGCGGCGCGAGCCTCGGAGCGCCGGACGACGGCGCGCTCCCCGGCGACGACCTCGGACCCGTCGGCGGCGACCTGCCGCCCGGCGGCGACGCATCGGTCCTCCCCGACGCCCCGACGGCGGACGTCGGCGCGCCGGTACCCGGCACCCCGCTCCCCCCGCCCGTCAAGCCGAAGCCCGGCCCCGGCGGCCCCGCCTTCGCGAGCGTGCAGTCGCGCGTCGCGTCGTCCGGGACGGCCGAGCTGGTGCTCCGCGACGTGACGTCGGCGGTCAAGACGAAGGACATCCTGGACCAGGCGGCCCAGGACTTCCCGGACCACAAGGTCACGAAGGTCCGCCGCAACGGCACAGAGAAGATCAAGGGCGTCGAGGTCAACCTCCCGGCGAACGAGATCGCCCTGGTCACGCTCGTCAGGAAGTAGGCGAGCGGTGGCGCACCGCAAGTACGCAAGGTCGGAGGTACTCGGGGTCAAGTCGTCCGCCGAGCGGGCGGCGGCCCCGAGCCTCTCGGCCTTCTCGTCGTTCGACGACTACAAGACGGACGACGGCTTCCTGTACGTGCGCGTGCGCGCGATCAGCTCGCGCGTCAACAAGAACCACGACGGCTGGCCCAGCGAGGAGCTGAGCAAGGCGTACCGGACGTTCGTCGGCAAGCCGATCTTCGTCGACCACCACAACACGGACCCGAAGAAGGCCCGCGGCGTGGTCGTGGACGCGGCCCTGCACGTCGAGGACGACCTCGACAAGACGGCGAGCCTCGACCCGTACTACGCGTCGGCCCCCGAGAACCACCTGCCGCCCACCTGGATCGAGCTTCTGCTCGAAGTGGACGCCAAGCGGTACCCGAAGCTGGCGAAGGCGATCGTGGCGGGCGACATCGACGGCGTCTCCATGGGCGCCAACGTCGAGCGGAGCATCTGCTCGCACTGCGCGAACGTCGCGCGCTCGCCGGAGGAGTACTGCACCCACGTCCGGTCCAAGGGCGCGTACTTCGACTACTACGGCCCGGACGGCACCAAGACCTCGAAGAAGGCGTACGAGGACTGCTACGACATCGGCTTCTTCGAGCTGAGCTTCGTGTTCGACCCGGCCGACGAGACCGCGCTCAAGATCGACCACAAGATGGCCGCCAGGCGGCAGGCCATGGTGGACGTCTACGCCGAGACCGACGGCCCGAGGACCGCGATGGCGAAGGTCGCCGCGGCCCTGGAGCCCGTCCCCGAGTGGGAGGGCGAGCCCGCCGAGCTGGGCGAGCCGTACAACCCCGAGAACCTCGCGGAGGCGCCCGCGGGCGACGACGAGGCCGCCACGGCGAGGGCCTGGAGGGTCGAGCAGTACATCCGCGCGGGCTACACGCCCGAGGAGGCCGAGGCCCTGGCCGACGCCACCGCCGGGCACCCCGGCCAGACCGGCGAGGGCAACGTCTACCCCGACGTCATGCGCACGATCGAGCAGGGCGCCACGCCGGACCAGGCCCGGAGGATCTGGGCCAGGACGCACGGCCTGGAGATCGACACCGCGGTCGCGGACGACGAGTTCCTCTGGAGCAAGACCGCCGAGCAGAACCCGCCGCCCCAGAGCGACATGACGACCGCCCCCGAGGACGTCGACACGCTCAGGCAGGACAAGACGTGCCCGATCTGCGGCTCGGACATGGAGGACGGCATCTGCGAGGTCTGCAACTACGAGGAGCCCCCGGAGGGCTTCGACAACCCGGACCTGGAGAAGGCGAAGGAGACCGACCTGCGCGAGGAGCAGCAGGCGGGCGAGGAGGCCCTCCAGCAGACGCAGGCCCAGACGCCCGGCGCCGCGACGCCCGGCGAGGGCTCGCAGATGGGTCCCGAGGGCGCGCCCGGCATGACGCAGCCCATCCAGGCCAGCACAGCTTTCCCCGCCGCTGCGGACCCTGTAACTGATGACAAGACCTCCGAGCGCACCGCCGCCCGGACCAACACGCAGGAGAGGCCCATCCTCCCTGCGACTCGGAAGCTGACGGACAAGCCCAAGAACCCCAAGACGGTCAAGGACTCGAAGCAGCCGGTAGAGAGCAACCGAAAGGACAAGATGACAGAGACCACCCAGAAGGTTGCCGACGGAGCCACCCCCGTGGGGGAGGGCGTCCAGGCGGACAAGCGCGTGGACGTCGAGGGCGTGGGCGCCACCAGCCCGGACCCGCTGTCGGGAATCGAGCACCAGAACGTCGAGACCGAGACCGCCGACTTCACCGCGCCGAAGACCGACACGTGGTCCGGCGAGGAGGGCGACTCGCTCCAGAGCGCCGACGCCGTGACGTCGGACACCGGCGACTTCGCCACCGTCTCCTCCACCGAGAAGACGGCCGACGAGAAGACAGCCGACATCGAGGTCATCGAGACCATCCCGTCGGGGAACGGCTTCCCCGACCACGACCCGTCCCACGTGGACCTGGAGGCCCTCCTGGCCGAGGAGGTCGGCGACCGGACGGAGACCGACTCCACCGGCACGGCGTTCCGCTCCCTGGAGCAGGCCCCGGCCGTCACGAAGGGCGAGTCGGGCAACGACCTCGGGGGACCCGTGGGCGTCGCGCTCGCGAAGGCCCAGCTCCTCAAGGCCGTCAAGGTCGCGGAGGCGGAAGTGGACCTCGGGCTCATCGAGGCCGAGGCCAAGTTCGACCGCGTGGCCGAGCTGGAGGAGACCCCCGCGGAGGCGCTGGACGCCACCCTGGAAGCCCTCGCGAAGGTCAAGACGGCCGGACTCCGCAGGCCGAAGGCCGCCTCGCAGCGCACCGCCTCGGCGGGGCGCATGCCGAGCTTCCGCGCGCCGGGCGAGGGCTTCCTCGTCGAGGCCGCGGCCACCGACGCCGAGATCGACCGGCAGGTGGAGGACGCGATCTTCTAGATCCGTCTGTTCATGACGAACTTCGAGGGGGCCGGGAGGCCCCCTCGTTGTCTGGCCAGAAGAACCGACTGTCCATGACCCTCTTTTTCCGGGGACGGCGACAGGTAAGGAATGCAAGCACCACCACCCCTGAGACCAAAGGACACACTGAAACCATGCTCCGACTGACGAACCTGGCGAACAAGTACCAGCGCCGGACGCTCAGGCCCCTGTACGCGCAGACGCAGGCTTACCCCTACGACGCGCAGCTGGACGCCTCGTTCGACCGCTCGGTCATGTTCGACTCCGCGACCCCTGCGGTTGCCGCCTCCAAGGCCGCAATCCTCCCGGGTCTCGTCGCGTCGAAGCTCGCCGGGGAGGTCGTGACCCTCTCGACTTCCGGCGCGGGCACCGACCGCGACTTCGGCCTGTTCGCCAACTTCGTTGGCGGCGAGCTGAGCGACATCCCCTCCGACTTCGACCGGGTTGGCGTCTGGCGCGGCGCTGGCGGCGTGTTCGAGGTCCTGGCCCCGGTCTTCTCCGACGCGGCTTCGCTCTCGACCATCGCTGGCCAGGAGGCTGGCGCGGCGGCGAACGAGGTCTACGGCATCGCCAACGCGAAGGGGCAGCTGGAGTTCTCGCAGGGCGCCTCCGACACCGAGGACACGGCGCGCCTCATCAAGTACCTGTCGGCCAACGCGATCATCGTGGAGCTGCTGGTCTAGGGCTTCCTGAGCCAACGACCACAGAAAGAGACAGAAGATGACTCTCACAGCACGCACCGCGAAGTCCTCCGAGGACTACGTCGAGAAGCTCGCCTCGCTGCCGAAGCTCACCAAGGCCGAGAAGCAGCAGCGCCTCGCGACGATCCTCGCCGACAAGGCCAGCGGCATGCACCGCCTCGGCCAGGGCATGATCGGCCCCATCCAGATCCGCCTGCGGTACGAGGGCATGGTCCGCAACGTCCTCCTGGAGGACACGCTGGAGCGCGGCCCGCTCATGCCGTACGACATCCTCGACGACCTGGGAATGGCCTACATCCTGAACTCCACGGATGCCGAGGTCAAGATCCAGATGTTCGAGGGCAAGCAGGCGTTCCCCGCCCTGTTCCGCATCGCGTCGTTCCCGAAGATCCGCAAGGAGGATCTGTACTACCTTCGGGTCAACGCCGTCGAGTACGCGCAGGACGAGTCCCGCCAGGCCATCCAGAAGCAGGAGGACTACAAGCTCATCCAGCTCCTGGAGACCGCGATCGTCGAGCATGGCGCTGCCGGGCAGACCCCGGTCGGCGGCATCGCGACGGGCATCTCGGCCGGTCCTTCCACGGACCTCACCGAGAAGACCGTCCTCGTCGGCGCGAACAACCCGCTGGAGCCGGTGGACTTCTACAGCGCGGTCTCGATGATCGAGATCGAGCAGCTGGAGGCGTCCAGGGTTCTCGCTCACCCGCAGGACATCCGCGACCTCTACACCTGGGACATCAACGTCACGGGCTGGAGCTTCAAGGACAAGGTCTTCGCGGGCGAGAAGATCACCAGCTTCGGTGAGTTCCAGGTCCAGAAGTCGGTCATGGTCCCGCAGGGCGAGACCTTCCTGACCGCGGACCCGGAGTTCGTGGGCGTCTTCCCGGTGATGTACTCCCTCGACGTCGAGGAGAACCACCAGGTCGAGCAGTTCCACAAGGGCTGGGTCATGGACGAGCTGGTCGGCATGATGATCCTGAACGCCAGGGGCATCGCGCGAGTCCGCAAGGACGACGACAACAGCCCGGACAGCGGCATCGTCACCAACATCGCGGAGCGCGGCCTCTACACCTAGGCCCCGCGCCTCACCCCCAACAGGTGCCGAAGGCCCCCGCAAGGGGGCCTTCTTCTTTGGCCGAATAGCAAGCATGGAACCCGAAGCGAAGCAGACCGACTACGCGCCCGTGGCGCTCGTCCTCGGGCTCGCGCTCGTGGGCCTGCTGGCGGTCACGGCGGTCCTCGGCTGGGCGCTGCTGGCCCAGGACCCGGAGGTCAGGACCGTCGTCAAGACGGTGCAGGCCAAGCCCAAGCCCGGGAGCGTCCTGATCGGCCTCCCGCGCCGGGCCGACTTCGACAGCGTGCAGGCCAACCCGGCGGTCCCGTTCGCCATCGTCTGCACGGCGTACTCGAACCGGCCGACCCAGGCCACGACCGGCCCGGACACCTACACCAAGAAGATGATCGGCTTCCGGGTCGTCACCGACTGCGTGACGGTGCCCGCGGACCCGAAGGCGCCGAAGTCCTGACAAGCGGAGGGGGCCTCCCGGCCCCCTCGCTAGATCCGGCCACCTCCTTTCGTTCCGAAGGCTGTGTCCTCGCACATTATGCGCTTGGGCGCGGGAAAACACAGGGCTGCGCCCGAATAAGGTACGCAGCACCGGCCCGGGGCAATCACGCCCCGGTAGAGCAGCCCAAGGAGGCTAGCTATGACAGAAAGGCAGAGGGGCAAGGGCGGCAAGTTCGTCGCCAAGGAGGCCCCGGCCCAGGCAGAGCAGGTCGACGCCGCCGAGCTGGCGGAGTTCCGCGCGTGGCAGGAGAGCCAGAAGGCGGGCGCCGTGGAGACGGAGAAGGCCCCCGAGGTCCCCGAGGCCGAGCAGGTCGAGACCGGGGGTCGGCAGGCCAAGACGATCCGCAACCTCACGAACGCGCTGGTCCACCTGCGCCTGCACGGCGCGGACATGGAGAAGCCGTACAGGATCGAGCTGGCGCAGCGCGGCAGGCGCGGCGACTGGGCGACGGTCCCGGCCAAGCTCACCGCGAGCGGCACGTTCATCTCGGGCGCCGACAGGCTGTTCGAGATCATCCCGCTCAGCGAGGCGCGGGCGATCCAGTACGGACCGAGGCCCGGCTCGTCCGACCAGCCGGTCACGGTGGTCAGGCACGACGAGCACATCGTCAGCCGCCGGGCCAACTGGGACGGCCAGGGCAAGGCCCCGGCCCAGGAGCGCGGCGGCGGGGCGGGACCGCAGCTCGTGGACGCCCTCGGGGCGGACGCGGACGTGCACGCGAACATCCGCGCGGGCGAGTCGGCCCTGCCGGACGGCGCCTTCCCGACGAAGGTGACGACCGAGCGCGTCAGGGAGGGCTAGCAAAGCGGGGCGGTCCTCGCGCGTAAATGGCGATGGCCGTCCCCTTCTACCCCTGCAAGACCGGCACGAAGGGTCCTCACGTCGAGGGCTACGGGCGCGCGATGGCGCGCGCGCTGGAGAAGCTCCCCTGGTGGAAGCGGGTCCCGGTCAAGCGCCGCTGGGGCTGGTGGCACCGGCACCTGGCGAACGAGCTGAAGAAGGGCGAGGGCTGGAAGCAGGACGGCGCATACGACAAGAAGCTGCACGCGCTCCTGCTCGACCACGGCGCCTTCGACGCCTACGCCGAGGCGCTGGTCCGGCAGCACCACCCGGCCAAGCCGAAGCCCAAGCCGAAGCCGCCGGTCGGCGACGACCTCTCCCGCGTCAAGGCCGCCCTCGTGGCGTTCTGCCGCACCGGCCTGGCGCACCCCTGGAACTGGAACTACACGCAGAACCGCCCGGTGGACGTCACCGTCGACCCCGCGGGGCACGTGAACTCGGACTGCTCGGGCTCGATCATCCAGGCGTTCCGCTGGGCGCGCGACAAGACCGGCGTCAACTTCCGCGACCCGGGCGGCTTCAACTGGAGCGGCTACGGGAACACGAACTGGTACCTCAGGAGCCACCCGCGCGTCAGCGGCCAGTACTTCGTGGGCGACTGCGCCTTCTACGGGCACGGCTCGACCACGACGCACGTGACGATGTGCATCCGGGCGGGCGACGCGCGGACCTCGCGCTGGTGGAGCTTCGGCTCCGAGCCGCCGCAGGAGCGCGCGCTCTACTACCGCACGGACTTCATGTTCGTGGTCAGGCCCCTCGCCGACATCGGCGTGGTCCGCAGGGCGATCAACGTCGTCCGCGGCCTGTTCTCCGTGGCGGCCGAGCCGCCCCCGGAGGCGTTCCTGGGCGACCCGGGCGACGGCGAAGCGGCACCGCCCGCGGAGTAGCCCCTCCCTGGCCCCCTCTGGCCCCCTCTGGGCCGCCGCGGGCTCGCCCGGGCGGTTTCATCCAGGCGGACCCGCGGGGCCAGAGGTTGCCACTCAGGCCCGCGCTACCAGGCGAGCCCGCCCGACGGCCTGCACTGCCACGGCGACCAGTCCCGGCCGCTCGCGACGAAGTAGCGGTGCGCGGCGCGGGCCTGGGCGTACGCGCCCCTGCCGTGGCCGTACCTCGCCCTCTCGGACCGCCCCATCTGGAAGATCCCGAGGTACTGGCCGTTGCTGGCCCACGTCCTGAGGTTGCTCTCGCACCTGGCGACGCGGACGGCCTCCGGGCCGTACCTCGGCCCGAACACGTCCATGATCGCTCTCCGCACCTGCTGCTGTCCTGCCTGCGCGCTGTCGTAGCCTGCCGCGGCGCCCAGCGCGAGCGCCGCCATCGTGACCGTGATGAATCTCCTCATACGCGCTTCCGGCCCTTCCCGCCGCTCGCTGTCGGCGCCTGGGGCCGGGGGCATCTGCCCGTCCTCCTTCTGTACGTAGCGAGGCCCCGGCGAACCGGGGCCTCTGGTCTACGTGTTATGTTGCCGGTCGGCGCGGGGACCTAGCTGTACGCGTCCAGGTACGACGTCGCCAGGTTGACCTTGGCGATCCCGAGCCGGGTGTACGCCGTGGCCGCCGCGTAGCTGCCCGACCTGGCGTAGGTGAACGCCGTGGCGTAGGCCGCGAGGCCCTGGCGGTAGGCGGTCGCCGCCTTGCGGAGCACCGTCGCGCACGGGGCGGGCGCCGACTGGATCACGACCAGCGCGCTGACGACCTTGGCCCTGGCGGGCGACCAGAGGTCGGCCTGGGCCAGGCCGATCCCGGACGAGGCCAGCTTGTTCGCCTTGATCAGCGCGTTGATGGAGCCGAGGTTGGAGCAGGCGCTCCGGGACTGCGCGGCGGGCGCGGCCTGGGCCGTGGGGACCGCCAGCGCGGCGGCGAGCGCCGCCAGTACGATGAGCTTCTTCATGCCTATCCTTTCTCGCAGGCCCAGCCGTCCTTGTCGGCGTCGAGCCTCCTGTTGTACTTCATGGCCAGGGCGTACGCCCTGCTCCCGCGCTTGACCCCGTTCGGGTACTTCCTCGTGAGGGACGCGCAGTTCTTGTAGAGGGACGGGCCGGTCGCAGCCTGGGCCGTGTCGGTCAGCCACAGCGCGAGCAGCGTCATCAGGGTGCCGACGACGTAGCCCGCGATCAGGCCGACTCGGACAGAGAGCGACATGAGGCGGTGCTCCCGGTCGGTCACGCCGGGACCTTCGGCGGGATGATCTCGCCCGTGTAGAGGAACACCGACGCGATGACCACGCGGTCGGCGATCGCGGCCTCGACGTCGAAGTCGTCGTCGTCCGCGCCCTCGGCGTACGCCTCGACGCCCCACTCGGCGTTGGCCCACATGCCCGCGAGCATCTGGCTGTCCTGCCGGTCGATGCAGTCGGTGATGTTGTGGAGCCCGTAGGCGTTCCACGCGTCGAACCGGCCCTCGGCCGCCTCCAGCGCCGCCCACTGCTCCTCGGTCAGGATGAAGTCGCTCACGCGGTTGCCTCCTCGGCCAGCTTCGGCCTGTTGATGGTGGTCTCCTTGACGCCCTTGTACTCGCCGTGGCCCTTGACGGTCCACTTGCCGGTGACGGTCGCGCCGACCTCCAGCGAGTAGGAGCCGAACCACTTGAAGACGTTGCCGTCGGCGTCCTTGAGCTTCGTGATGAAGGTGGTGCCGTAGTCGCCGGGGTGCTCGAAGACCGAGGCGACGGTCAGGGTCAGCTCCAGCCGGTCCTTGGGCTGGCCGACGTGCTCGCTCGCGGCGTCGTCCTTCGCGCGCTCGGCCCGCTCGACCTCGCGCTCCAGGAAGCGCGTGTGGGCGACGGGGAGGTAGGCGAGGACGCCGAGGCCGCGCGACGGGGCGAAGTCCCCGGCGCAGGCGACGAGCATGTTGTGGTCGAAGTCGCTGGCCTTGCCCTCGTCCACGAGGCGGGCGAAGTGCTCGCGGCCCCAGGCCAGCGCCTCGGCCGCGCGCTCGCCGTCCGCGGGGACCAGCTCGAAGTAGAGCGGCTTGCCGTCCCACGTCTTGCCGTAGTCCTCCCAGTTCTGGAGCGCCTGCGCCTTCGTGGCGGGGTGGTTCGGGTTGTAGTCGCTCGCGGCGACCCAGCCGACGGTGCGGAGGCACCCGGCGACGTGCGCGAGGAACTCCTCGGTGCCGACCTGCTGCTTCGCGCGCGGGCCGTAGGACTCCTCCTCGGAGAGCGCCTCGGTCGCGTCGCTGATGTAGGTGAGCCAGCGGGCGATGTCGTGGGGGTCGGCGCCCAGGAAGTCGCGGAGGCAGTTGGCGCCCACCTGCTTGATCTCGCCGCCCGCGCGGGAGACGAGGTAGGTCTTCGCGCGGTCGCGGTCGAGGTTGCAGTGGTCGCAGCGCGTCGCGGTCTCCACCTTCGCGAAGGACTGGAGGTTGAGCGCGTCCGCGGCGGGCGTCTTGCTGATCATGACGCCGCCCGGCTCGACCGTGAGGGTGGCGACGAACGTCCACCCCTCCAGGACGACCGTCTCGGCGTCGAGGACGAAGTAGTAGTACTTGGACTTCGCGGGCGGGACGTAGCCCAGCTCGACCGCGGCGATCATCGGGTCGATCGTCCGCTCGACGACCTCGACCTCGTTGTCCACGCGGTAGCTGACCTTCCCGGCCTTGAGCTTCGCGGCCCGCTTCGCGAGCTTGTCGAGCTTCTCGCGGAGCGACTCGGCGTTGCCCGCGGGGATGCGGTAGACGACGCCGCCGACGGCGGACTGTGCCTCGCGCACCTGCAACGCGAGCGCCTCGTTCTCGGGCGCGTCGCGGAGGGCGAGTTGGAGCTGGTGTACCTCTCTCGCTGTCATTGACCTAAGTGTAGCCGCCGCTGGAGCCCGCCGCCTCCCCCGTTTGGGGGGTCTGCCAGTTTCGGCCTCCGTCCGTCACGTAAGGGGTAGACAAAGAGACCGCGACGGCGCAGCCGCACATCGAGGGTTCCAGGGCGAGTCCCCGGCATGACGATCAGGCGAAGCCTAGCGGTGAACGAGGGGCAACCGAGGAGAGAGGAGACAGATGGCATTCGGATACGAGCGCGTCGGGCGCATCTTCCTCAACAACTCCATGGTCCTGAACGCGTACCTGTACACGACAGACGACCAGACCCTCGTCCCGCAGGCCAGCATCAGCGGCGTCAAGTTCACCGTCCTCAAGCCCACGGACGAGCCGGACACGCCGACGGTCCTCGACGACGACGGCGACGTGGTCGCCGACGGCGCGGGCCAGTACGTGGTCAGCGCTGCCGTCAACGACACCGAGGGCGAGTACCGCGCCTTCGCGACCTTCACGTACGACGACGGGACCCTCACCGGCCTCACCAAGAGCGTCCCGGTCTTCTACGACGTCATCGACGTCTTCGAGCGCGCGGGCGAGAGCCCGCTCGACCCGGCCGTGGACATGGCCTGGCTCAAGCTGGAGGACTGCTTCGACTCCGAGTTCGGCGGCCCCTGGCTCCGCGACATGACCCTCCGCGTCTTCGACAAGACCAAGATCCGCGAGCTGGCCCCGTCGGTCATGCTCCAGATCAACTCGCAGATGCCCTTCACCGACTACACGATCGACGGCTACCCGTGGGCGTCCGGCGACTCCACCGCGCTGTTCGGCCAGGGGCTCCTGGTCGAGGCGATCCGGCACCTAATCCGCTCCTACACGGAGCAGCCGGACATCGTGTCGAGCCCGGTCGCGTTCATGGACCGCAAGCGGTACGCCGACGCCTGGAAAGCCGTCCTCGACATCGAGACGCCCCTCTGGGAGCGGTGGCTCACGCGCTACAAGCTGCGGAGCTACGACCTCACGCACGCGTCGCTCCTCCTCGGCTCGAAGGCCGGGCGCATGCTGCCCGCGCCGCTGCGGTCGAGGAACGTCGGCAGAGGCTACTAACCTCCCGTGTACATCAACTCTGTCAAGGAGGTCGGCCCCCCGTACACCCCGCAGGAGATCAAGCGCCTGCGCCGGGAGAACATGGACATGTGCCGCAAGATGGGCCAGCCGGTCGTGCTCCGGCACATGTGGAACGAGGCCGACGCCGACGCGGGCTTCGCCGAGCGGTGCCCGGCCTGCTTCGACGCCGCCTACGACCAGCCCCGCAACGACTGCCCGGTCTGCTTCGGCTTCATGTTCGTGAGCGCCGAGAAGACGATCGACCCCGACGTGTACATCGACCGCAACGGCCAGCTCGTGACGACCCCGACGCCGCCCGCCGACTACGTGCGGGCGCCCAGGTACGGCGGCTTCGCCGAGAGCGTCCTCACCTGGCTCATGGAGCCGGACGTGGCCGTGGACGTCTTCCGCATCAGCGACCAGGGCACCATGATCAGGACCTACGACGCGACCGGCGTCGCGCCGTGGTTCCCGATGCTGTCGGACAACGACCTCTGCGTCAACGTGCAGCTCGCCGAGAACGACTACTCGATCATCGGCCAGGGCGACGACCGCTTCCAGCTCAAGATGGTCCAGCCGATCACCGTCCGCGGCTTCGGCAAGCGCGGCAGGCCCCCGGGCGCGGGCGGCCAGGCGTACCGCGTCGCCCAGAGCTTCCAGATGGCGAAGGCGCCCGCGAAGAACTCCCTCTACGACGTGCCCCTGGACGTGGCGTGAGGGCCGCCGCCGCGGAGAGCCAGCGCAAGGTCAAGCGGCACGCCGTCCAGGCGGCGAACGCCCGCATGCGCTCGGAGGTCCTGGAGGACGCCCTGCGGTCGCTCCTGAAGAACGACGCGGCCACCGCCGACGGCGAGCTGGCGGGCGGCTGGAACCCGTGGGTGCTCGACGCGACCGACGGCTTCGGCGCCACCCTGCGCGTCGAGGACCCGATCGCCATGGAGGTCCTGAGGACCCCGGCGCTGCTCACGCGCGCGCGGGAGATCATGACGGAGGAGTTCGGCCGCGCGCTGTTCGAGTCCGACGAGACCGCGGGCTTCTACCAGGCGCTCCTGGAGGACATCGTCGAGCGCCCCGAGGGTGCCATCTACGTAGCGGAGACGGTGCACTAGTGGCGCTCAGGACCACCGACCTCGGCGTAGCGAGTCACAAGCGGCTCGTCTACCGCAACGTCGTCGCGGCCCTGAAGGCCGCGTTCGACGGCAGCTACGACCGCGAGCGCCAGCTCGCCGGGATCAAGGTCACGCAGACGTACCCGAACAAGGAGCTGGACTTCCCGGCGATCGTCGTGGACTACCAGCCGCAGAAGGTCGTCGCCGCGGGCGTCGGCCACCTGGAGATCTTCCCGGACCCGCAGGGCAACCTCCGCAAGTGGAAGCACAGCCGCTTCGAGGGCTCGCTCGCGCTCCACATCTACGCCCTCTCGACGCTCGACCGCGACATCATCGAGGACGCGGTGGCCGAGCTGGTCAGGTTCGGCAGCCTGGACGACCAGCTGAACAGGTTCTACGAGGTCGTCTACCCGTCGGACGAGGAGATGGAGGCCACGAAGGACGTCGAGGACGCCTACAGCTTCGGCCTGTTCGACCAGCTCATGCTCGACTCCGACCAGCTGTTCGCCGTCGGCAACTCGGCCACGATCGCGCCGTGGAGCCCGGAGGACGTGCTCGTCTACGCGGGCGGCTGGACCGTCAACCTCCACGGCGGCTACTACAACTGCTTCCCGCGCCACGACTGGTCCCTGGTGCGCCGCGTGGACATCCAGGCGTTCGAGGGCACGTTCGACTCGCCGCCCGTCGCGACGGCGGCGTTCAGCTGGGACTCGGAGGACGAGGGCGCCGCGAGCGGCTCGGGCTACGCGTCCTCTGAGGAGTCGTATACCGACGCCAGCCCGTGATCGGGACTAAGAAACCGCGGGCTGCGGCCCGCTAAGATACGAGACCGCAAAGGAGCATCTTGGCCCTTCCCTACACAAAGCCCGGAGTCAGCATCAGCGAGGTCGTCTCGCCCCAGCTGGCGCCGGTTCTGCTCGATCCGAACGTCATCGCCATCGTCGGTCCCGGGCGGGGCTACGAGGAGCACGTCGAGGTCTTCGTTCTGGACGACAACACGGCGGTCGCGCTCGCGGCCACGGGCGTCGACCCCTCCACCGTGGTAGTCCGCGACGCCGCGGACGTCACCCTCACCCCCTTCACCCCCTCCGTCTACGGCGTCACGCCCGGCGTGGACGTCCTGGCGGACTACGACGTCGACACGACCGCGCTGGCCACGACCGGCCTGGTGAAGGTCGTGCGCTCCATGCAGACGGCGATCGCCAACGGCGAGCGCGTCACGGTCTACTACGAGACGAGCGGCACGCCGACCCAGGCGGACGGCGAGACCGTCCAGTTCGCCCTCTCGGCCCTCGACTCCTTCACCTTCACCCAGGGCACCGTCTCGGGCATCCAGGACGGCACGATCTTCGTCGTCAGCGACGGCCTGCTCGTCAAGGCCACCGACTACAACCTGGACGACCCCGACGACCCGACGACCCTCGTGTGGATCAACACGTCCGCGCGCTCGAAGAAGTACCAGACCGTCTGGCTCGACTTCTCCGTGACGGGCGGCGCGACCTACACGGACGTCGCCCTCCAGCTCAACAACCTGACGCCGGTCGCGCTCCCCGCGAGCGTCGTCGGCGCCTCGCTCGTGGTCAAGACCGCGCCCGGCAACGGCGCAGCGGCCCCGGCCTCGAACGCCGTCGCCTACGACCGCTCGACGACCGAGGAGGACGACTACACGATCACCGGCACGGGCGCCGCGACGGCCATCCGCCGCTCGCAGGGCTCGACCACGATCGGCGGCCAGAGCGACAGGCTCACGGTGCGCGTCTCCTACCGGGCGACGCCGACCGACTACTTCCTCCCGACGCGCTGCTTCTCGCAGAACGACGTCGAGCAGAAGTTCGGCCCGGCCTTCGACTCGGCTGGCAACGTCCAGAACCCGCTCGCGCTCGGCACGCTGTTCGCGTTCCAGAACGGCGCGACGCAGATCGTGGCCCAGGCCCTTTTCTCGGGCACGCTCGACTCCCCGGCCGCGCCCACGGGCGCCGTCGGCGACTGGTCGGTCTCGCTGGAGCGCCTGCGCTCCGTGCAGGACATCAGCGTGATCGTCCCGATCCTGGCCTCCGGCCTCTCGACCCAGCTGAGCGACTCGCTCGCCCTCTCGGTCTTCCAGGCGGTGCAGTCGCACCTGCGCTACATGGCGGCCCAGGAGAACCAGTTCATCGTCGCCGTGCTCGGCGAGGACGGCACGGACAGCGTGCTCGCCACCCCGGCCACCCTCCAGGCGCACGCCGAGGGGCTCGGGCAGGGCTTCAGCTCGGAGGCGGTCTCGCTCGTCTCCCCGAGCGTCTACACCTACGCGAACCCGGTCACGGGCGCGACCAACGACATCGGCGGCCAGTACGTCGCCGCCGCGATCGCGGGCATGGCGGCCCGGTACCCGGTGCAGATGCCGCTCACGCGCAAGCGCGTCAACGGCGTCACGTCGCTCAAGACGGTCCGCACCGAGACCCAGAAGGACCAGGACGCCCAGAGCGGCCTCATGGTCGTGGAGAACAAGCGCGGGCGCATCCAGGTCCGCCACTCCATCACCACCAACCAGGACACGCGCGCGCAGCAGGAGTTCTCGGTCGTCCGGGCCAAGTACTGGATGATGAAGAACCTCGTCGAGGCGCTCGACACGCAGGCCGTCGGCCAGCTGATCCTCGACGCGGAGAGCAACTTCCTCGTCCAGGTGCTCGTCTCGGCCGAGCTGGAGCTGCTCATCCAGCAGGGCGCGATCGTCTCCTACGACGGCGTGTCGGTCAGGCAGGACCCGTCCGACGCGACGGCCCTCCAGGTGCGGTTCTCGTACCTCCCGGCCTACCCGCTCAACCACATCAACATCAGCTTCTCGATCAGCGCCGCGCAGGGCGTCGAGTTCGAGCAGTCCACCGCGACGCAGGGCTTCTAAGGGGCTAACGAATGGCAACCAGCACCACCGCACTCGACACACTCCCCCGGCAGTTCCGCGTCGGCGGCTCCGGCTTCACGGCCTTCCAGTGGAAGGGCCACGTGATCGGGTTCGCCCAGAGCGTCCAGCACACGGCGCCGCAGCCCGTCGCCCCGCCGTCGCCGGTCCAGCCGCTCGACCAGCAGTACCCGATGCAGATCCTCGTCCCGGCCGCCATCGGCGCCGGAACGCTCCGCGTCCAGCTGTTCGAGATGTACAACAAGAAGGTCTGGGACCAGATCATGAAGATCACGGACACCCTCGACCCCTCGACGGCTGGCGTCAAGGACGTCTACAACGACCTCTCGGAGATCTTCCTGCGCCTCAGCGCGCTGGCCTCGCCGGTCACGTGCACCAAGATCGTCTACCCGCCCGGCACGGGCGTGCGCGGAGGCCCCGGCGTCCGCCACTACGCCGACGTGTACTTCAACTGCATGATCACCGACGTCCGCGACGACGAGACGATCGAGATCGGCACCATGGAGGTCATCAAGAACATGACCATCATGTACACGCACTCCAGGCGCATCTTCGACAACAACGCCTAGCAGGCGCATTACACCCCCGCCGCTGCGAGGCCCCTCACGGGGCCTCGTTCATTCGAATAAGGGGTGTGATGACTACAGCACCCGAAGCAGACCAGGACTACGGGGCCGCCGAGGGTCCGCCCGGGTTCGAGTTCGGCCACGACGGGACGGGCGCCCCGGTGCTCAACGCCGTCGAGGCCGACAGGTTCCCGGACCGCTCGCAGGAGGCCGTCAGCGGGCTCCTCTGGCTCGGCTACCTCACGGAGGAGGCCCACCTGTTCGGGCACTCCTTCACGCTCAAGACGCTCACGCGCGGCGACCGCCTCTCCGTCTCCCTGATCACCAAGGAGTGGGACGAGACGCTCGGCATGAACGACGCCTACCAGGCGGCGGTCGTGGCCGCCAGCCTGCTCGCGTACGACGGCAAGCCCGTCGCCGACCTCGACAAGCGGGCCGACCGGCAGCAGCAGATCCGCGCGACGTTCGACGTCGTGCGCGGCTGGTACGACCCCGTGCTGGAGGCCCTGTACGAGCGGGCCGTCCTGCTCAACAACCGCCAGGCCGCGGCCTTCGTAGCCCTCCAGGGAAAATAGACGGCGGCTCAGAGAGCGCCCTCGCTCTTTGCCGCCTAGCGTTCGAGCAGGGGGTTCTCGTCGGCGACCTCAACGAGGTCCAGCAGCTCGCGCTCGTCGCCGTCCTCAGCAGGCAGGGCGAGGAGAGGTTCGAGGAGCGTTGGCGCGACTTCATCATGAGCGCGATCGCGGCGCACCCGGAGAACGCGCGCAGGTACGTCAGGCTCCTGGGCGGCGAGCCCGAGGCCGAGGGCGAGTTCGCGCCCGAGCTGACCGACGACGAGATGCAGGAGTACGTGCCGCTCCAGGAGCGCGAGGACTTCGCCGAGACGATGCGCGACCTGTCGAAGTTCGGCTTCGCCGTCGTGGACGACGACTAGACGGCGCCGTGTTCGCGGTCGTAGAGCCCGCGGGCGGCGTGCGCCCTGGTCGGCGAGGTCGAGACGGTGGCGCCGCGGCTCGCCGGGCGGACGGTCGTCTTCCTGACCGGCGCCTTTCGCTCCGGCCTGAGACGGGGAGGCCCGACCGGAGCCGGGGGTCCGGTCCTGGCGGGCGGCCTGGTCGGCGCGGGGCCGTGGGCGACGGGCTGGTAGCCGCCGCGCTTGGGCATGGGCACCGGCATGAGCGCGCGGCCCTCGCTCTGGAGCTTCGGGCGCGGCCGGTTGTACGGGCGCCAGATCCAGCCCATGATGCCCAGGCAGACGGCGCCCCAGGCGACCGCGATCGGCGGCGCCGCGAGCGTGACGAGCCAGCTAACCACGACCGGCACGGAGGCGGCGACCCGCCACAGGACCGGGAGCGCGCGGCGCTTCGGCTCGGCGGGCTCGGGGGCGGCCACCTTCGTCATGACGAGCGTCGGCTGCTCGCGCTCGCGCTTGCGGGCGATGTACTCCTCGTAGGAGTCGAGCGGGCGGTGGTAGTCCTCCATGCACTCATTATGCCCCGCGGGGCGGGCGAACGGGGGATAGAGCGACCTGTCCAAAGGACTAGATCAAGCCTGTAAGGGGTGACGATGGCGCCGGACGACAACAGGATCCAGATCGACCTCAAGCTGCTCCAGGACAAGAACCTGGAGCTGCTCAGGGACTTCTCGGACAAGTTCGAGCAGTCCGTCACCAACCTGGTGAAGCGGATCGACGACCTGGAGGCGGGTCGCAAGCCGACGACGACGGGCGCCGCGGGCCAGCTGAGCGGGCGCCAGTCCGACGCGCGCGACGTCGGCGAGGCGATGGAGAGCGGCACCACCAGGGGCCTCTGGCGCCCGGGCATGCCGGTCAACAGCGCGTGGGAGTTCGCGGCCCTCCCGGCGGCCCAGCGTTGGGAGCTGGAGCGCCAGGCGCAGCGGTACGGCGGGCCTCCCGGCTCGGTCCCCGGCGGCCCGTCCGGCCCCCTCGGCCCGCAGCCGAACCCGCAGGCGAGCGTGGCCCCGCGGCCGGGCATCGGCGGCGCGCGGTACGGCTTCGACACGCCGGACATGAACGACTACGAGCGCGCGAGCTTCCGCCTCGGCCAGGTCGGCGAGGGCGGCCTCGCGACGACTCGGTACATGTCGCACCTGTTCCAGCGCATGGGCCAGAGCGGCAGGCTCGGCTTCCGCGGCCAGATGGTGCAGAACCCGGAGACGGGCGAGCTGGAGTTCGGCGAGGACACGAACACCCTCGGCCGCGCGATGACCCGCTTCGGCGGTCGCGTCGGCCAGGCGGCCCTCATCGGCACGTACGGGATGCAGTCGCTCCAGACCGCGCAGGGCATGGTCCCGATGCTCGGCGACCTCATGCCGGGCCAGATGGGCGAGCTGGCCGGTTACGGCACGGAGGTCGGCCGGAGCCGCGCGGGCCTCCTCGGGACGCCCTACCTGAGCCCGGCGTGGCGCACCGGCCTCTCGGCGCAGTACGAGGCGTTCCGCCGGTCGCGCTGGGGCAGCTTCAACTGGAACCCGCTCAAGGGCTTCGGCCTCATCTCCGACCCGAACTACTCGCGCCAGCAGGCCGAGGAGGCGCTGAACATCACCAACCAGTTCGGCTGGACCGGCGGGCAGCAGGACCGCGCCCTCGACATGATGCAGCACTACACCAGGCGGTACGGCGGCGCGATCCCGCAGGAGACGATCATGCGCCTGATGGAGCCGGTCCTCAGGTACGGGACGTCGTCGCAGACGGAGGTCGCCAACTCCCTCGACCAGATGGCCGAGGCGGCCAAGAGCGCCCACATGAGCCTGACCGAGTTCTCGCAGCGCGCCACCGCGGCGGCCGAGGAGCTTTCGACCGCCCTCGGCATCAGCGGCCCGGCCGCGCTGAACCAGGTGTCGGCCTACGTCGGGGCGACCGGCCAGACACCGGAGAACGCCGCCGCCGTGCTCGGCAACACGCGCAACCTCGTCATCGGCGCCGCCATGAGCGGCAAGGGCCTCTACGCCACGGCCCACAGCGGCCCCGGCGCGCTCGTGCAGGCCCAGAACGCGATCCTCGGCCCGCTCGCCGACCCGAACCACTGGCGCGGCATGAACAAGGCCGAGCGGGCGCAGGCGATGGAGCAGCTCCAGATCTACTACATGAGCGACCCGTCGCTGCTGGGCGGCAAGACGCCCGACCAGTTCGTGCGGCAGATCAACCTCCAGCAGGAGACCGGCGTCACCGAGGCGCAGGGCTCGCAGGCCCGGTGGCTCATCGACCAGGGGCGGGCGTTCAGCGGCCCCGACTTCGCGCTGAGCGGCGACCGGATGCAGAGCATCCTCAGGATGGGCGGCGCGTCCGCCAACGACATCCAGGGCTTCATGGAGGCCGCGCGGACCGGCCACACCGGCAACGCCAAGATCAGCGGGCTCATCAAGGACCTCGACCTCGGCGAGGTCAGCGGCAAGCGCGAGATCAGCCTCCTCGCGAAGCGCCTGCTCGGCGCCAACGTCGAGGCGGCCGGGAAGGACGCCAACAACAGGACCCGCGTGGACATCAAGGTCGCGCCGCCGTACGACGAGATCTTCAAGGCGCTCGTCAACGGCGACGACGCGTCCAGCCGCAACTCGCGCAAGGGCTTCGGCCGCGCGGCGTCGGGCGCGGGCGACATGCTCCTCGACCTCGGCAAGGGCCTCGGCCCGATGGGCCTCCCGGTGGACGCGGCTGGCCTGGCGGCGAAGGGCCTGGGCTCGATCTTCTAGCATGGCGCTCGAACTCGTAGGGCAGCAGTCGATCGCGGTCGACCAGGCGGTCGAGCCCGCGCTGCGCTTCAGCCACCCGCAGATGGACACGGACCTCGTGATCCGGTCCGGCGCGAACTCCATCAAGTGGAGCTACGAGCTGAACACGCAGAGCACGCCGACCCTCGGCGGCGAGGTCGTGCAGATCCTCTCGTGCTTCGTCGGCCCGATCACGATCGAGGGGATGGCCGCGGGCCTCCCGACCGACGGCTCGAAGGCGCGCTCGACCGGCTGGGCTGGGGGCTACACGCCCGCCGACGAGGCCCAGGACATCGTGCGCTGGTTCCTCCGCTACATGCACATGGCGGGCGGCGTGCAGGATCCGGGCGACTCCGACCGCAACCAGGCCGCGGTCCGGTTCACCTACGTCGCGCGCGGGTGGAGCTTCTTCATCATGCCGACGCAGCTCAGCGGCTTCGACTTCTCGGCCGACCAGGCGGGCGTCCCGTGGTCGATCACGGCCGAGATCGTGTCCGACGCCGGGCTCGACTACTTCCAGGCGGCGACGATGAACACCTTCACCGACTCGCTGACGGACCACGCCCTGCTCCAGACGGCCATCACGCCGGGCTTCGACTTCTCGCAGAACCCGTTCATCAACCCGACCCTGGCGGCGCCGGGCCTGGACAGCCTGGCCCAGCGGCTCGGCGACAACTTCCAGACGCTCGTGGCCTCGTGGGCGGGCTCGAACTTCATGACCTGGGGCTTCAACCCGCTCGGCGACCCGGGCGACATCAACAAGACCGACCCGTACTCGGTCTGGAACCAGCTCCTCGGCGGCGAGTACCTCGGCCAGATCCCGTCCGGCGGCTACACCGACTACCTCGGCAGCGCCTTCAACTCGTCGGTCTCGTCGGACGGCACCGACGGCGGCTCGGCGGTAACGATCGGCGGCGCCCAGGCCCCGCAGTGGGTGTCCGACGTGCTCAGCGGCCTCGGCTACCAGGCGACGCAGGAGAACGTCTGCTTCATGAAGTCCTGGTGGTCCGCCGAGGGCGGGGGCACCGGGTCGAGCAAGGCGAAGTTCAACTGGCTCAACGTCAACGCGGGGCCGCCGTCGCCCCCGGGCACGGACTTCTTCGTGTCCTCGAACGGCGTGCACATCGCCATCTTCCCCGACTACAAGACGGGCGTCGAGACGACCATTAAGTTCATCCGGGACACGGGGAACTACAACGACATCCTGGAGGCGCTCAAGAGCGGCAACCCGCTCCTGAACTGGCCGACCACCGGGCTCGTGAAGTGGGTCGGCCCGGGCGGCGGGAACTACGGCGGCAACATCTACCAGGCGACCAAGCGGTGCGTCCAGGCGGCGCTCGACGCGGCGGACGCGCAGGTCGGCGACCAGGGCGGCAAGCGCGGCAAGATCCTGGAGTACATCCTCGCGGCCGAGGGCAACAAGGCGAACTGGCACTACGCGTTCGGCGGCCCGGCGGGCAGGAGCGAGTTCGGCGTGGACCCGTCCAGGCGGACGCCGATCTACACCGACTGCTCGGGCTACACGGCCCTCTGCTACGACGCCATCGGCATCCGCATCCCGGCCCAGAGCGACTCGCAGGGCCAGCTCTCGACCGCGCGCCACGTGACGGAGAACTACAAGTGCGGCGACCTCTGCATCTACCCCGGCCACGTCACGATCGTCGCCACGGCGGGCAGCGCGTCCTCGGCCACGGTGTCGAGCTTCGGCGGCGACCCGCCGAGCTACGACGACCAGCCCGCCAGGCGGCAGGGCGTCAACTACCGCGGCGACCTGGAGTACGTCGTGAGGATCCTGGCGGACTGATGGCCTTCCGCCGACCCACCGACGACGACCGCCTCCCGTTCTACGCGAAGGGGACCGTCGACCGCAAGCCGCCGTTCCGGGCGACCGGCCAGGGGCTCAGCGTCGTGGACCCGGGGGCCAAGGCGGCCAGCGAGATCACGTCCAACGCGTCGCTCAGCGCTAACGTCACGGCCGCGAACGGCTCGAAGTACCTGGAGAAGATCTACCTCTACGTCGCGCGCGTCTCCACCGGCTGGTCGCTCTCGGGCGACTTCGCCCAGGCGCTCAAGTCCCGCAGCTTCTACCCGCGCAACCTGAGCCAGGGCGACTTCGTGATCGAGGGCATCTGCCCGAGCCAGGACGAGTACGACAAGCTCGTGGAGTTCGTCCAGGCGCACCACCTGCGCATCGTGGACGACAGCACCGACCAGGACTTCTCCGAGTCGGCGGACCAGACCGAGAGCGTCAAGTTCCGCATGGCGCCGTCCGGCCGCCCCGGCACGTACCGCCACGCGCCGAAGATCAGCTGGGACGTGGCCGTCACCAACATCGCCGCCGGGCACGAGCGGTTCAAGTTCCAGCCCGCGTTCACCCTCACCTGCAAGGTGCTGAACGACGACCTCCAGGGCGACGACGACGTCGAGTTCGACATCATGACCAACCTGGAGTACAAGCAGGTGTTCACCGACGCCTTCGGCGACCTGTACCACCCGACGGCCACAGGCCCGGCCTTCTCGGCCGCGCTCGCGCCCGACACCCAGACCAAGTGGGACTTCACGGGCGGCGGCAACGGGGAAGCCGGGACCGGCGGGGGCGGGGGCGGCGGGTGCGACCGCGCGGCCGTCTTCGGCGACCACGGCGACGGGAAGTGGGGCTACAGCAGCGACACGGAGTACATGGAGAAGAACAACCCCATGACGGGCTCGAACTTCGCGCCCGGCGTGGCCGCCCCGGTGAAGTTCCCCGGCGGCTGCCGCGGCCCCGGCTCGGACAACGCCTACGACGGGTCGTACATCAGGGACGGCGTGGACGGCGCGGGCAACCGCTACGACGACAAGGGGCTCAAGCGGTGAGGAGGCTCGTCTACGCCCCCAAGGTCTGGGTCTTCATCCGGTCCTCGAACATCCTCGACGAGAAGGGCGACCCGAGGATCTACGACGTGTCCAGCGACATCGTGCGCGGCTCCGTCACGCAGAACCTCGGCGACCTCTCGAAGGCGCGCTTCGAGCTGCGCAACCGCTTCCGCAAGTGGATCAGGAGCCCGAGCGACGGCTCGAAGCAGATCTTCCTGCCGATGGACCTCGTCACGATCTGGATGCAGCGCATCCCGGGCCACCCGGTCCAGGTCTTCACCGGCTACCTCGACTCGGTCCCGTACTACCAGGCGTACCCGGGCAACGCGATCTTCGAGGCGTCCTGCACGCTCAAGAAGCTGGCGTTCAACTGGTTCGACCCGGGCCTGCCGGTGTTCCGCAACTGGATGCAGGCGAACGGCTGGGCCTACGACCCGACGACCGGGAACGTGCTCGCCCAGACGCAGGGGAACACGAACTCCCCGAAGATCGCCTCGGACGCGAGCTTCGCCGACCTGCTCGGCCGGTTCCTGGTGGACATCGCCGGGTGGTCGCCGAAGGACATCGTGATCAGCAACATGCCGGTCGGCATCGCGGCCAAGGCGACCGAGCTGTACACGTCGGTCGAGGACGCGACCGAGCAGACCCTCCAGGACCTCAGCGGCCTGATGGGCAAGCTCCTCGGCGTGAGCGGCGTGACCGGCGTGGACAACAGCCCCGACGCCGCCCCGGACGACGACAGCGTGGCCGAGGCGGTCAAGAACTCCCTGCCGTCGGCGACCCTGGCCGAGGTCAGGAAGGTCTCGGCGGCGGCCACCGCCAGCAGCCTGCCGCCGTGGCTCCTCATCTTCGCGGGCCTGCTCGCAACCCACTTCCGCCCCGACTACCACGTCACCGACACCAGCAACCCGGCGTGGGGCTACGGGCTCTACGCCCTGCGGCCCAACTCGGGCGGCCTCCTCAGCGGCGTGCCGATCATCGGCAGCGGCAACGACCAGATCGACGGCGTGGCCCCCGAGCGGGTGATGGACCCGACCCTCTCGGCGACCCTGTTCGCCAAGCGGCTCAACAAGAACAGGACCGACAAGGCCGACAAGGCCCTCGGCGGCGACGTGCAGGCCGCGCGCGAGTGGGTCGAGGCGGCGCTGGGCCGGAACGTCAGCCCGCCGGACACGCTCGACAACCTCTACAAGGTCGCGCTCCAGGCGTCCGGCACGCAGAAGACCGACGTCGGCAAGCCGTCGGCGACGATCAGCGTGGACGTGAAGAACACGCCGCTCACGGGCGACTTCGTCAAGGCACGCGTCACCCCGGCCGACTTCAAGGTCATCCAGTCGGGCAGCCTCAAGGACGCCGTGCCCGAGCTAGGCGCCGCGCTCATCCAGGCCAAGTCGATCGCGCCGAACATCCAGGTCCGCGGCGGCACGACCAACCCGCTCGACCTCGTGCTCACCGGCAGCGAGAAGGACCTCGCGCGCCTCTGGAGCTTCTACAAGGGGAAGCCCGAGTACCAGCGGATCGAGCTGCTCACCGCGAGCACGCACGTCGCCCTGGACAACGGTGTCACGAGCGGCATCCCGCTCACGATCGGCAACCCGCCCGCGATGCTCGTCAAGGTCAACGTGCCGCTGTTCGACAAGCTCGGGACGCTCACGCTCACCGACCCGCTCCTCGGCGGCGACGCGGTGGACGCCGCGGGCGTCGAGGGAGGCATCACCTTCAAGCAGCTGGCCGCCTTCAGCGCCAACGCCGCGTTCGCGTCCAACTTCGCGTTCCCGGCCGACTTCATCGCGTCGAACGTCCTGGTCGGCGACAAGGCGCTGATGAACGACGTGTCGTGCCTGAAGGGCGTGCAGCAGTTCTGCGCCGCCAGCCTCCGCACCTTCCGCTCGCTCCCGGACGGCCGCTTCATGGCCTTCTACCCCGACTACTTCGGCGCGAGCCGCGACCCGTACTGGAAGATCTACGACATCGAGATCGTGGACTTCGGCATCCAGCTCAACGACGACGCCCTGGCGACGCACGTCTACGTCATCGGCGACTCGTTCGCGGGCGTCGGGGAGATGCAGGAGGCGTTCCAGCAGGCCGCCTCGCGCGGGCTCGCGACCCTGACCCAGCCGGGGATGCTCGACGCCTTCATCGTGCCGCTGAACATGACGAACGACGCGCAGGCGCGCGAGGGCGGCGACTCGGACTCGAACGTGACGATGGAGGAGGCGCGGCTCTCCAACGCCTTCAACTTCCTGGAGCACTACGGGGCCAGGCCGCACAAGGAGGACCAGCCGCTCATCCGCAACCCGTTCTACGAGTTCCTCATGGCCTGGCAGCGGTTCATGCAGCTCTGGGCGCAGCAGTTCGCGACGACGGTCCAGTTCTCCTTCCAGCCCGAGGTCATGGCGGGCGGCCTGATCGAGTTCCCGCAGCACCACATCCAGATGTTCTGCGACTCGGTCACGCACTCGTTCGACTACCAGGGCGGCTTCACCACGCAGGCGACGCTCACCGCGCCGTCCGTCTCGAAGGGCAAGGCGAACGCCTCGGCGACCGACCTGCCCGGCTTCGCGCTCGGCGGCACGATCAACACGGTGGGCGCGGCGTGAGCAGCGTCTTCTCCACCGCGCCGCAGCAGCAGTACGAGTACGCGGCGGTCCTGATCGACGACGTCGACATCGAGGTCATGCAGGCGCACGCGCGCGACCGCACGGGCGCGATCATCCAGTGCTCGTACCGCGACCAGCCCGCCGGGCTCATGGCGATCCCGGCCCCGGGCGAGCGGTGGATCGCCATCCGCAAGGGGTACACGTGGTACCTCGAAAGCAGGATGGCGACGCCGGAGGAGATGGCGGGCCTCCAGCAGGGCGACCTCTCGATCGACGCCCCCGGGGACATCTACATCCAGGGCAAGAAGCTCTCGGCGATCGGCGGCAACGTCGTCCAGGACTTCGTCGAGCACCCGCTCGTCGGCGACGGGGGCTTCGCCACCGCCGTCCTCACCCACGCGCCCCTGGGCGCCTCCAGCATCACGGTCTTCCTGAACGGCCTCCTCCTCTGGCCGGACCTGTGGACGTACGACGACGCGACGAAGACGATCACGTTCGACGCGACCATGGGGGAGATCGGCGCTCTCCTCGTCCGCTACGAGACCGCGGACGAGGTTAGCTAACGCGCCCTCTCAAGCGCGTAAGGGGTGAGCATGACCTGGAGTCTACAGATCAGGAACGGGGACCTCAACTTCGCTGGCCCGGGCGGCTTCGCCGTCGTCTCGGGGACGCAGAAGCTCGTCCAGGACATCCGCCACTGGCTGCTTGAGCCGCGCGGCACCGACCCGATGCACGCCGACTACGGCTCGACGCTCGACGGCGGGCAGCTCTCCGACGGCTCGATCGTCGGCTCCTCGATCGGCGGCGTCTTTTCGGCCGAGGACACCCTCGTCATCGAGGCCGAGATCAGGCGGGTGCTCAACGCCTACCAGCTGCGCCAGGCCCAGCGCCTCCAGACGGAGGTCACGAGGTTCGGCGGCAAGAACACCTTCTCCACCGGGGAGATCCTCCGCACCGTCAACGCCGTCGAGGTTAAGCAGCTCGGCGACACGGCCGTCGTGACGATCTCCATCACCACCGCCAACGGCGACAACGTCAAGTTCGTCCAGCCCCTCGCGTAGCCCATGTTCACAGTCGAGCAGATCACCCAGAACATCATCAACCAGCTCCAGCTGCTCGACCCGTCGGTCAGCGCGGAGGTCGGCACCCCGGAGCGGAAGCTCATCGAGGCCACGGCCGAGATGGCCGCCAGCTCGCAGGTCGACTTCACGGTCCTCAACCAGCAGCACGACCTCGACGCGATGGCGGGCGGCAGGCTCGACGCCTACCTCTCGGTCTTCAACTTCTCCCGCCAGTCGGCCGTCCCGGCGTACGGCTCGGTCACGTTCAGCAGGACGACGGCGGCCACCAACGCCATCACCATCCCGCTCGGGACGCAGGTGCAGGCCCTCATCGACGACCTCCTGTTCCCGACCGTCACCTACGTCACGGTCCAGCAGGCGGTCCTGGAGGCCGGGCAGCTCAGCGTGGTCGTGCCGGTCCAGGCGACCGTCGCGGGCACGATCGGCAACGTGGACGCGGGCCAGGTCACGGGCTTTGGCGGCCTGAGGTCGATCAACGGCATCACGAACGTCACCAACGCGGCCCCGCTCGTCGGCGGCCTCGACGCCGAGAACGACGCGGCCTACAAGACGCGCTTCCAGAACACCTTCCTCCGCAACATCAGCGGCACGACGGACATGTTCCTCGCGCTCGCGGTCGCGATGAGCGGCGTCACCAAGGCGAACGTCGTCGGCCCGATGAGCCGGTACCAGGAGTACGTCCAGGTGCCCGCCGCGCGCGACGTGGCGCTGGAGACGCAGGCTGGCGGCTACGACGACGACGGCACGCTGTTCCCGCACAAGCGGACGACGGCCCAGAGCACGGTCCCGTACTCGAAGTACACCTGGCCGACCAACTTCTACCTCACCAACTCGACGCTCGACCCGGCGACCGCGGTGTTCTTCCGGCCGGACGTGGACTTCGTGTTCAACTCGCCGCCGGTCGACGCGTCGGCCGCGGGCACGAACGAGGTCCAGACCATCACCAGGACCGCCACGGGCGGCACCTTCACGATCTCGTTCAACGGCGTCGAGACGGGCGTGATCGGCGCGGGCGCCGCGGCCCCGACGGCGGCGGCCCTCCAGACGGCCCTCCGGGCGCTGGCCACGGTCGGCGACGGCAACGTGAACGTCACGGGCTCCGACGGCGGCCCGTTCACCGTCACCTTCGTCAACGAGCTGGGCGGTGCGGACGTGCCGACCCTGGTCATCGACGCCGCGCTCGCGACCGGCGGCACCGTCACGGTCGGCGTCACCACGCCGGGCGCCGCGGGCGCGCAGGCGGACGACACCCCGGCCACGAGCCCGAACGTGACCCTGCTCAACCCGTACGACGCGGAGGCGAACCCCTTCGGCAACGCGCTGGCGGCCACGGGCGAGATCCTGCTCCTGGAGCACGCCTACATGAGCGTCAACTCCAGGAACGACATCGAGTTCGGCATCCTCAACTGCGTGGACATCTTCGTGGACGGCCAGAACATCGCCGCGGCCAGCTCGACCGAGGTCCTCCCGGGCGACACGCACAACGTCCAGAACACCAACGCGCTCCTCTGGACGTACCAGAAGCTGACGGCCCCGAAGGTCGTCAACTTCCGGCGCAAGATCGACTCGGCGCCGTGCGGCATCGGCAACCGCCTCCAGCCGCTCTACTGGCAGCCGGTCGTGGACCTCCCCGACACGATCCAGGTCGGCGCGGCCCTGTTCTTCCGGGCGAACTACTACAACCCCGGCGACGCGACGTACTACAACCAGTACGACCCCGCGACGGGGACGTACAGCTACAAGGCGCACTACGCGACCGCGGTCGAGGTCAACTCGCACCACGGCTCCGTGCGCGCGCGCAACGGGATCGAGTGGTTCCTGGCCGGGAACAACTACCTCCCGGGCCAGCTCCCGGAGGACGGCGAGGTCTACTCGGGCAACAAGATCGACGAGCTGTTCGGGACGGCGTTCACGGTGGACTCGTACCTCTACGACCAGAACGTCAGCGACCTCCAGGCGATCACGGAGAAGAACAAGCAGGTCACGCAGGACGTGCTCGTGCACCGCGCCAAGCTCCGCTACTTCCGCCCGATCGTGACGGTCATGTACACGCTCGGCGCGACCCGGTCGACGGTCGACGCCTCGATCAGCGCCGCGCTCTCGACGTACTACCGGAACCAGTACTTCGGCAGCGCCGTGCAGCTCAGCGACATCCTCCAGGTCATCCACAACGTGCCCGGCGTGGACAACGTGCGGTGGACGAACGACACGCCGAGCGGGAACAAGCTGGAGGAGGTCGGCGCCGACGGCTCGACCCTCGACGGCGGCCCGTACTACGTGACGACCGACTTCTTCCTCCAGGACAACGAGCTTCCGGCCGTCCCGAGCCGGAACCAGATCACCATCTCGGTCAGGGCTCAGAACACCTGGGGAACCTAGTGAGGGGCAGGTAGCAGGTGCCCACCCTGACGGAGATCGCGAGCGGCAACGCGAGCCTGACGCAGACCGTCTTCACGACGGACAACCTCGTCGTGGAGCCGCTGAACGGCCCGCAGTCCGTCGAGGACCTGATGGACCGCTTCCCGGAGGAGGTCTACCACCAGGGCCGCGACACGCACCTGTTCCGCCTGCTCCAGGCGCTCTGCGGCGACTCGGGCGCGGGGCTCGCGAAGAAGCAGGCGTACGCCGCGCGGCTCAAGTACGAGGCCGAGTTCGTCAGCTTCGACATCCTGAACGACGTCTACGTCGCCCAGTTCCAGTTCCAGCGCCTCCGCAGCGAGACGTACACGTACAACGCCGACGCCGACGCGCTCACGCCGACGCAGTGGAACCTCGTCGAGCTGGCCGACCAGCGGTACTACCAGCGCGTGGCGAAGTTCTGGACCGCGGTCCGGTACGGCAACAACGGCGAGGGCATCCGCCTGGCCGCCGAGAGCGGCACGGGCGTCACGTGCGACATCAGCCCGCAGTACCGCTTCATCTTCGACCAGTACAGCGACCTCGCGCTCGGGCTCAAGCCCGACGGCATCACGCCAGCGTGCGAGGAGGTCGCGGTGCTCCCGCGCTTCGACCCGGGCAACGACGTCTCGTACGTCACGCCCTACGAGCGCGTCTGGGAGTTCACGTCCCCGACCCTGGACGGCGGCGTCAGCCGCCCGGTGCCCGCGCCGGTCGCGCAGTTCGCGGCCGAGCTGTCCTACGTCCCGCCGCCCCAGGCGAAGATCGACGTCGTCGGCTCCGCGACCGGCGCGGGCGAGACGATCGCCATCCCGCCGCACCTGCCCGGCGACCTGATCCTGATCGTGGCGGCCAACAAGAACCGGCAGCCGACCATCCCCGCCGCGGGCGGGACCGTCCCGGCGTTCTCCTCCCCGAACCCCACGGAGACGTCCTCGCAGACGATGGGCCTCTACCTCCTGGTGGGCACGGCGGTCGCGACCGACTCCGGCCACACGTCCGGCACCTGGGCTGGCGCCGCGGGCCTGAACGCGCTCGTGCTCCGGCCGACCAACGGCACCATCGCCCCCGGCAACTTCAGCGTCTACCGCTGGAACGAGCGCGGCGAGCCGCAGAGCCCGTACGTGACCTGGCCGTCGCTGGACCTCGACAACGAGAACGGCACGTCCGCGGTCGTCCGCATGGTGACCCAGTCGGAGACGACGGACAGCAACCTCGACGCCCCGCCGGTCGGCTACACGTGGGCCGCGGGCGTCGGCCTGCCGTTCGCCAAGCCGTACGGGCTGGCGACGCACTACCGCGCGGCCGTGCTCGACGACCCGCCCGAGGAGCGCACCCGCGGCACCAGCTCGAACGGGCCGCTCGGCTTCGTCGCCTACAGCTTCGAGGTCAAGATCGCGCCGAACCCCGGCGCCTACGTCGAGACCAAGCCCGCGCGCGAGGAGCGGTACACGGTCGAGAGCGACCAGCTGCTCGTCAAGGATCCGTTCTTCCGCCTGCTTCCCGAGATCGAGCGCAACGCCGTCGAGCTGATCGACCGCCTGCGGCCGGTCTCGTCGGCCGTCACCTTCAAGCCCGAGACCGCCAGGTACGACATCGTGCCGATCGAGACGCCGCCCGTCGCCTCCTCCGAGAGGATGAACGTGACGCGGTTCGTCACCGGCAACGCCTCGGTGCCGTGGCCCGACACGGACCCGGAGAGCAACCTGTTCATGGTCGCGGGCGTCGAGACCGAGCCCGGCAACTACTACGGGATGAACCGCGACCTCCCGGTGGTCTTCCTGGACGTCGAGAGCGAGCACGCCTACACGGGCGAGGCCCTGCTCGACCCGACGTACGGCAGCAACAGCTTCTACACCGCGGTCAACAACGTGTCGCCCTACGAGCAGTACCGCTCGGAGCACACGGGCGCGTTCTTCCCGGTCATCGGGGCGATCTTCCCGTTCCTGCTCAACGTCCTGCCGTCGGCGGGCTTCACCGCCGAGCAGGCCGTCGCCAGCCAGAACACCCCGCTCGTCTTCGAGGGGAGCTTCCTTGACAGCTAACCTGCTCGTCAACGCGGTCTACCCGATCGAGTACTTCACGCTCCCGGGCGTGGACGAGGTCCAGTACCCGGACAAGTTCTGGTGGGCCAGCAAGCAGCGGTTCGCCGCGCTGTTCCCGGGCTCGGACGGCTCCGTCTACACCCCGCCCGACCAGGGCGGCCAGTACACCAAGGAGGTCCTGGAGATCGACCTCGGCCGCATCCGCGAGGTCAACTACGTCAACATGGACGTGCTCCGGGTGCCGGTCGACGTCACCATCGAGTACGACGCGATCTCCGCGCCGGACCGCACGTCGCTCTGGACGCCGGTCGCCCCGGTCGAGGGCCAGCCCTTCGACGACCGGGTGTTCTTCGACGCCGGGAACCGGGCGGCGTGGCTCAACGCCGACTACGTGTTCGCTACCAAGCGCGGGAACATGGTCCACACGCGGTACCTCCGCTTCACGTTCACCCGGCGCACGGACGCCTGGCCGGTCGCGACCAGCTCGCAGTTCAAGTGGGCGGTCATGGTCAAGCACATGCGGATCGGCCGCTTCATCTCGTCGGCCAAGGACACCGTGGGGCCGCTGCTCGCGCAGGACACCCCGGCCGACCTGGAGGCGTACGTCGTCCCCTCGACGGACAACGCGCTCACGCGCGAGGTCAAGCAGCAGTTCCGCGTCCCGGCCTCGGCCGCGCGCGGCGGCGACGTGTGGCCCAACATCCTCGGCTTCGGCCTCCTGGCGCAGGTCGAGCCGGTGCTGACGGAGGGGACCGAGATGCCGACCGAGTCGGACGTCAGCCTGTCGTGGTCGCTGTGGGACGTGTCCGACGGCCTCGCCCCGAACCGGCTCCTCACCGGCATCCACGAGGGCAGCTACGACGTCGGGCTCAACTGGATCAACTGGTACCTGGAGGACCAGGACGCGATCCCGACCAACCCGGACACGCTCTACGAGTTCCGCGTCCTCAGCCTGAACGACACGACGGTCAACCAGGTCTCGCTGACCCAGCAGTTCCTCTCCAGCACCCCGCTCCCGGGCACGCTCGCGTTCGTCAGCGGCGACGCCACGGTGGCCGCCACCGCCCCGCAGGACCTCGTGCTGACCGAGGGCGCGTGGGTCCAGACGCCCGCGACCGGCGTGGCGCTCCAGGTGGACTCCATGACGAGCGACGTCGAGTTCGAGCTGACGACCGGCTTCCCGAGCGCGAGCGCGCCGACCGCGACCGCGAGCCGCGTCTACCCGGTCTCGAAGTACGACCCGGTGGTCGGCGACTACGTGCAGGACGGCTCGCGCAACCTCGTGATGCGCGTCTGGGCGGACGTGGCCGACGAGGGCCGCGACTTCCTCGGCAACTCGTACCGCTACGGCGTCCGGCGCGAGAAGGCGCAGTACGTCGTGGACGGCAACAAGGCGGGCTGGATGAGCGACCCGGTCCCGAGCCCGGACGGCGTCGAGAGCCTCTACTTCGACCTCCGCGAGTGGAGCACGGACGACAACGAGTACCTGCTGCGCCTGATCGACGGCGTGCTCATCTCGGCCCGCACCCCGGGCGTCAAGATGAACGCCTACTACTCGCGCGAGAACGTGCAGGGCGACAAGCCGGTGCTGCCGGACGAGTGGGACCACCTGCTCTGGACGCCGGTCGCGCAGACGTCGTGGACGCTCCGCTCCAACGAGCACATCGAGTTCCCGCAGCCGGTCCGGTGCGCCTACGTCAAGCTGGAGTTCACGAGCCTGAACCCGCTCCCGTGGCGCGTGCCGACCTTCCCGCCGCTCCCGCCGAAGGTCTACCGCCGCTTCCCGACGTGGGTCGAGGACCAGTTCACCAACTCGCAGCTCCGCAACGTGGTCGAGGACTGGTGGCTCCGCTCGAAGACGCCGGTCCAGACGCAGGTCCTCGACGACCTCACCGACCCGGTGCTGGAGTTCGAGTACAAGGAGCGCGAGTTCTTCTCCGCGCTGGCGCTCGGCGAGGTCAAGGAGTCGCAGCTCATCAACACGAACCTCGTGAACACCGACGAGCGCAGCGTCTTCGACCCGGTGACGGGCTCGAAGATCTTCCTGTCCTACTCGGACAAGTACAAGTCGACCCTGCTCGCGAGCGTCGACCAGGACTCCGTGCTCGGCCGGATGGTCGTGCAGCGGTTCGACCCGTTCGCCTCGGGCACCACCGAGCGGCAGGTGAACCCCGTGCCGCTCGACGCCATCCCGACGGTCTCCAGCACCAACAACCGCGTCTCCGAGGCGTACTCCCACCTGGTCGGCGTCCCGATGCGGTTCAACCGCACCTGCCGCCACGTGTACCGCGAGGACGCCGCGGAGTTCAACCGCAAGGCGTACTTCGTCGGCATCGACGAGGTACAGTTCATCCGCAACCGCTACACGGTCAAGCACGACGACGACATCATCAAGGACGTGCTCGCCGACGACGTGCTGCTGGAGGACAACACCTGGGAGCGCGAGACCGGCACGCAGATCGAGGACGGCCAGACGGTCTACGTCACCTACCAGAACGACACGCAGTACACCGACGAGGCCGTGACCCTGACGGGCACCCTCCCGGTCAAGCTGGAGGGCCAGGGCGGCACCCTCGCGAACGTCCTCGTCTACAGCAGCCCCTCGAAGCTCGGCGTCCAGTACTGGCAGAACGACGACTGGGTCGTGGACCACAAGCGCGACGAGGACGGCGTGCTCACCCACTGGATCTCCCGCTCGGTCTACACCCAGCGCATGGGCGTCCCGGAGCAGCCGACGGTCTACGCGGACGCGGCCGTGGTCGTCGGGCGCGCGGCCATCCCGGCCCCGCCGACCGAGGACTCGGGCGTGGTCGTGGGCGCGGGCACCGTCCTGGCGGACGAGGGTCCGTACGCCCCGAGCTACGGCACCGGCACCTACGGCGGCCCCGGCCCGGCGCCGGGCGGCCAGTACGACAACATGGCGAGCGCCTACGCGGACGCCGCGACCTCGGTCGGCGACGGCGACGCCTCCGTCACCGACGAGGGCATCCAGCACGACGACGGCGCGACCGCGACCGGCGTGGCGGTCCTCTCTGGCGCCGAGGACTTCACGGACGTATAACAGGCGATGCCCTTCCCCGTAGGAGACACCTTCGACGACCCGCGCGGGCGCTGGAACGTCCCGACCCCGTGGGACGACTCCATCACGGAGGAGGTCGCCAACCCCTCGGCGGCCGACTTCCTGGCGACGCAGGAGCACGTCGACCTGCGCTCGTTCCGCGTCGCGGCGGACTCCCTCGCGGTGCCGCAGTACCCCGACCTGGACACGGTGCCCCAGGACCCGTACCTGGACGACGTCTTCCAGACGAACCTTGAGGTCAAGCTCGGCGACATCTTCTCCGAGGACTGGCTGACCGACACCCACAGCGGCCTGACGCACTCGTACAGGGGCGCGTGGGACGTGACGGTCGCCTACTCGTCGGGGGACGTGGTGGAGTACAAGGGGAAGCACTACTCCGCGACCGGCAGCACGACCGGCGAGGCGCCGACCGGCATCGGCGCGCCGTGGAGCGAGACGTTCTTCTACGGGAAGATCGCGTCGCGCGGCGGCTGGTACGGCCTCCAGGTCACGACCGACGGCTCGGCGCTGGACACCGCGCTCCGCAGCTCGATCCCCGGCGACGCGGTCGACATCTCGAACGAGGACAAGCTCTCGATCGTCTTCCCGGACTGGCACACGTTCACGGCCGCGACGAGCACGGTCCAGCTCACGTCGAGCCCCGACGGCTCGTTCGGGACGGCGGCCTTCAACTCGGCCGCGGTCGCGTTCACCGGCAACACCGCGACCCTCCCGGAGCTGAGGCTGGCCCTGTCCGGCTTCACGTCCGGCGCGGGCACGGGCTTCACCCTGTCGTCCGTCTCGGGCATCAAGATCACGCTGAAGGGCTCGCCCGGCGCGGCCCAGACGATCACCGTCATGGCCGTCAGGGCCGTGAAGGACTCCTGGGTGCCGAGCGCGCTCGACTTCGACACGCGCTGGGGCATCATCACCCCGCCGGTCACGCTCGACGGCGCCGCCTACGCGGGCAGCGTCGCCAGGGCGTTCGAGTTCATCCGCGGCAACGGCACGCCGGACGACCCGTTCCCGGTGGACGGCGCCTACACGCTGTTCTTCAGCGGCGGGGGCGGGACCTCCCCGGCCGACGCCGTGCCGCCGCTGGTCAACACGCTCGCGATCATCCTCCGCGAGACCAAGATCTCCGACTCCGACGACGGCTCCGCGATCGTGGTCAGGCTCAAGTGGAACGAGGACACGCTGGAGTTCGAGGCGCAGCGGCGCGACACGGCCGCGGGCGTCACGAGCTACACGACGCTCTACCAGGAGACGATCAGCGCGCAGGGGCCGGACCCCAACTCCCTGTACGCCTGGAACGTCAAGCTGGTCGGCAAGAGCCTCGACTCGCGCGTGCTCCAGGTCAACCGCTCGCACGACACCGTAAGCACGGTCTGGACGCTCGACACGCAGAGCAGCGACGACTGGACCTTCCGCAACGGCCGCGTCGGCTTCATGGCCGACCTGCTCAACCGGGACGCCTACGTCTCCGAGCTGACGCAGGCGCCGGTCGGCTACGCCACCCTGACGACGCGCGTCTACGAGGCCAGGACGCCCGTGGACGGGGCGCGCCTCCAGGCGGTCTTCGCGCCGGACGGCGACCTGTTCCAGACGCTCGACGGCCCGGACGCCTTCCGCGACCAGACCAAGACCGTCTCGGGCGCGGGCGGCATCCGCACGCTCTCCGGGCTCGACACGAACCAGTTCGTCGTGGACGACTGGTACGAGACGTACCTGGAGGCGCAGATCTGGGTGCCCGCCAACGTCTCCCGGGCCAACCAGCCCACCATCTCGCTCCAGTCGGGCGGCTCCTCGTACCCGCTCGTGATGCCGAGCCTCCAGCCGTCGCAGTGGAACTCGCTCCGCTTCGAGCTGCGCCGCTTCAAGGACCTCATCACCGGCCTGCCGTACAGCTTCAACTTCGGCCCCGGCGAGGCGCCGGACACCCCGCTCGGCTTCTTCTGGGTCGACTCGGTCGTCATCGGCCGCCGCCGGGTCTCCTGGAGCGTTCGCGCGGTCGAGAACGGCCCGTGGCGGCGCTTCTACGGCCTGGTCAACGACCCGAAGGGCGCGGTCCACTTCAACCCCGACGAGAGGGGCCGGTTCCTCCAGCTGAGGGCCGAGGCGCTGACCAACGACGCCTGGGTCAGCGAGTTCACCCTGTTCCCGCACTACGCCGAGCTGGGCCTGCCGCTGTACGACCGCGGGTTCGAAACCCGCTAGCTCCGAGCGGGTAAGTAGCGACATCAGTGGTTCCCGCGCCGCGGTGGCGCGGACGAAACTGGGCAGGAGGACAACACTGACATGGCAACGAACGTATACATCCGAGGGCTGAGCAGGCGCGGCTTCCGCGTGAAGTCCGTCGGCGGCACCATCAAGACCGTCAAGTTCGTCAAGGACGCGACGGCGGTCAACAACGTCCAGGTCGACATCGACGACCCGGCCACGCAGCAGGTCCTCTCGCGCGAGCGGGACAACTTCATCCGCGTGGCGAGCGCCACCGCCAACACGACGTCGATCATCGGCCTCGACCGACGCGGCTTCCGCCTCACGAGCGGCGGCACGACCTCGAAGGTCAAGGTCGGCAACGTCGCCGTGACGACCGTGGACCTCGGCGACTACCGCGTCGCCCGCGTCCTGAGGCGCGAGAAGCGCGACTGGCTCCGCAGCACGTCGGTCTCGTCCGTGGCCATCCGCGGCCTGACCGAGGCGCAGGCGAGCTTCAACCTCTCCCGCGAGGCCGCCGCGACGGCGGTCCTCAACTCGACCGGCACGGCCCCGGCCGACGGCGCGACCGTCACCATCAACGACCGCACCTACACCTGGAAGACCGCCCTCACCCCGACGGCGGGCCAGGTGCTCATCGGCGTGTCCTCGGACACGGCGCTCGACAACCTCGTGGCCGCCGTCAACGGCGCCGCGGGCTCGGGCACCACGTACGCGGCGGGCACCCTCAAGCCGACCGGCGTCACCGCTGGCGCGCGGGCGGGCACGGGGGCGACCGGCACCGTGACCTTCACGGCCGCCGTCACCGGCTCGACCGGCAACACGTTCGCCTCGACCGAGACGTCGGCGCAGAACGCCTTCACCAACGGGGCCACCTTCACGGGCGGCAGCTCGGTGGACAAGGTGCGCAAGAGCGCCACGGTCACGGTGGACCCGCGGCTCGCCAAGAACTACCAGCAGCTCCGCAGGCACTACCGGAGCTGGGTCGAGTCCGCGTAGACCAGTTTCCCCACCATACCTCACAGGAAACGGAGGAAAGCTGATGAAGAAGCTGTTCGCACTGCTCGCCGTCGTCGGCACTCTCCTGGTGGCAGGCTTCACCGGAGCGACGGCAGCGGCACCGGCCGCGTCCAACGTCGGCGCGATCGCGTACAACGTCGACCCAGGGGGCGGGTCCCCGACCTCGTTCTTCTACTACTCGCGCGTGTACACGTTCTACGACGGGTACTGGCACTGGCTCAACTGCGAGTGGGTCATCTACTCGGACGGCAGCGCGATCCTGAACCGCTGCTGGTAAGCGCCTAGCAAGCAGACCGGCGAAAGAGAGGCCCCGGAAGGGGCCTCTCACTCGTCGAAAACCCGTTCATGACGAAGATGTGGCGCCGCTGGGCTAGGGCCAGGTCCCGGATGGGCCAGAGCCGAGCGCACTCAGGCGGCCGGGTGCTGGGGATGGTGGCGTTCGCCGCCGTGGTCCTGGCGGACGGCCTCACGAAGCTCCTCCTCCCGAGCGAGACGCAGGTCGAGGACCACGGCCGCTGGAGCATGGTCCTGCACGGGGACCACGCCGGGAGCCTGTGGCCGGGCTGGGTCCCGCTCGCGGGCTACCTGTGCTTCCTCGCCTTCGCCCTCTGGCCGCCGACGCGCGTCGCCGGGTGCGCGGTCCTCGCGGCCTCGCTCTCGAACCGGCTCTGGACTCTCGCGCCGGGCGGCGTGCCCAACCCGTTCGTGGCCGACGGCCGCGACGGCGCTGGTGCGCTCGACCGCCTCGTCGGCGCCGGGTGGGTCTCCTACAACGTGGCCGACGTGGTCATCATCGTCGGCTGCTGGGCCATCGTCGCCCTGGTGGCCGTCTACACCGCGCGGGCCGCGCTCCGGGTCGGCGCAGAGTGGCGTTCTCTGCGCGCCGCGGAGGCGGGCGGGAAAGGGTAAGGGCGCGGGCGACCGCGCCCCACAGGTGCCCAGAGGCGGCCGGAGAGGGGCCTTCTAGCCGACGCGCTCGGTCGGCTTGAGCCCGAGGTCGCGCTCGGCCGCCGCGAACATGCGGGCGCCGGTCGTCCGGGCCAGCTCCTCGCCGTCGTGGTCCTCCAGGACGACGGTCGGCAGGCCGCGCACCCCGGCGGCCTCGGCCTGGTCGGGGTGCTCGTCCACGTCCACGTGCACCAGCTCCAGGCCGTAGCTCTCGGCGAGCCTCTGGATCACCGGCTCCCACGCGCGGCACGGGCCGCACCAGGACGCCTCGTACTTCACCAGCTTGCGGGTCACGCGATCCTCCTCGCGGCGAAGGCGGGCTTCCTGCCCTCGGCGGCCATGTCCGCCCGGATCTTCTCGATGGCCCGGGCGGTCAGCGGGTTCGTCGACGCGGCCTTGTCCAGGCAGATGCTCGGCGAGATCCAGGGGAGCGCCTGGAGCATCAGGCCGCAGTGCTCGTGGCCGCACTCAGCTCCCACAGACGCCCCCGACGCACGACTCCTCGTTCTCCTCGAACACGACGCCGGTCTGGCCGAGCGCGACCTCGTACGGCACGACGCTGAGCGGCTGGCCGCCGCGGGCGCCGTCCGGGTAGACGGTGATGCCGCGGAGCCTCGGCAGGTAGCGGATCAGCATGTCGCCGAAGTCGCGCTGGTCCCGCCCGTCCGTGAGCGGGTGCGGGAGGTTGATCGTGCTGCTGATGCCGTGGTCCACGTACCGCTGGACCCACGCCTGGAACGCCACGCGCCGCTCGACGTCGAGCGAGAGCGAGTAGGCGTCCTCGATGTCCGCCGGGTCTCCCCCGCGGGCGACGTGCCGCTCGGCGGCCGGGTCGATGACGTACTGGAACTGCGTCACGTCGTTGCCGTCGGACTTCGCCGTCTTGTACCGGCGCTTGTAGGCGACGCAGAACACCGGCTCGATGCCGGTCGTGGTCTCGGCGATGATGCCGATGGTGCCGGTCGGCGCGATCGCGCGCGTCTTCACCGGGACGGTCAGGCCGTGCTCGCCCGCGTACTCGCGCGCGTAGAGGTCGGCCTCCTCGTAGACCTCCAGCCACTCGGCCAGCTCGCCGTCCGGGCCGTAGGGCTTCCCGCGCATGACGAGCCACTCGGCGACGCCCATGAGGCCGAGGCCGAGGCGCCGGTTCTTCGAGCGGACCGCGTGGACCTCCTCGTACGGCAGGTGCGAGTACACCGTGCCCGCCAGGAGGAACAGCGTCCCGAGGCGGACGGCCTCGCGCATCTCGTCCTTGTCGCCGATGCGGCTCAGGTTGATGCTCCCGAGGTTGCAGATGTCGTCGCCGTCGGCCGACGTGACCTCCGTGCAGGCGTTCCGCAGGGTCTCGCCCGCGTTGCCGCCCGTGTCGACCGAGAAGCCGGGCTCGGCGGTCGTGAGCATGCGGTCGAGCGTGCCCCAGTAGACGGCCTGCGCCAGCTTGTGCCGGATGTGGTCCTCGTTGCCGAACGCCTCGAAGAACTCGTCGTCGAGGATGACGGACACGTTCGTCATGTCCATCGGGGCGCCGAAGTTGAAGTCGCGCTCCTTGATCGAGCGCACGTCCTCGCTCCAGTCCTTGACGCGGATGAAGTCCATCACGTCGTCGTGCTTCCAGCTGAGCCCGGCCCAGATCGCCGAGCGGCGCGAGCCGCCCTGCATGACGTTCCGGCCGATCTCGTTGACGATCTTCATGAGCGCGATCGGGCCGCTCGCGAGGCCGCCGGTCTTGTGGATCGGCTGGCCGCTCGCCCGGACGTCGCTGTAGTCGACGCCGATCCCGGCGCCGGTCATCAGGGCCATCCCCGCCTTCCGCATCAGGTCGCTCCAGCCCTCGCGCGAGTCGTCCGCGCGCAGCAGGAGGCAGTTCTGCGTCTGGTGCAGGGGTCGGCCGGAGGCGTAGAGGTAGCGCCCTCCCGGGAGGAACTTGCGCTGCTCGACCAGGCGCAGGACGCCGTCGAACTCCTCGTCGCCGGGGCTGTAGCCGAGCGCGCCCATCACGTTCGAGACGACCCTGTGGGCCGTCTCCCGCCACGTCTCCACCGCGCCCGCCTCGTCCCTCATGGCGTACTTGGCCCGGAACTGCGTCTCCGCCCAGGCCGAAAACTGGTCGGGGTCGGGGGCTTCGGTGTCTGTGTCGGTCGCGTCGTGGAGGTGGCTCGTTTCCTTTGTTTCTGTCAAAACTTCCGCTGCGGACATCTTCTCTTTCGGTCGTCGGGATGGGGGAACAGCCCCCCTTATGCGCCGCACCCCGGCGGAAGCATGGGCCGCCGCCGGGCCGGGCTCCGCAACGTGCGCGCGCGCCCGAAAACGGATTGTAGCGACCCCGTAAGGGGCGAGAGGTACCCTTCGAAGGAGGTACGAGTGAGCAAGTTCAAGGAAGTGTTCAGTTCGGCGGCCAGGGCGTTCGCGATCGCCTTCGGCTCGTCCGCGCTGATCCTGGCTGGCCCGGTGCTGGACGCCGCGGACGTGAAGACGGCCGTGGCCCTCGGCATCGCGGCGCTGATCGCGTCCATCGCGGCAGGCGTCAAGGCCCTCCAGGAGTACATCCCGCAGATCTCGGTCGGCAGCTACGTCAAGCAGCCGTTCGGGGCGTGGATCGACGCGTTCCTCCAGGGCGGCATCGGCGCGTTCGCCGTGCTGCTGTTCAACTGGCTGAGCGCGGGAGACGTGACCGACTGGAAGAACTGGATCGCCGCAGCCGCGATCGGCGCTCTCCAGGCGGGCCTCCGTGCCCTCCAGGGCGCGGTCACGAAGGGCGAGGACCCCGCCCCCGCGACGGGCTTCTAGGTCGGCAACAGGCCGACTCAAGCTCCGAGCGAGGCAGGGAACGAACGAGGGGGCCGGAAGGCCCCCTCGCCCTTTCAAGGCTCAAGGCTCGAAACCCTAGGGGACCGAGCCTTGAGCCTTGGCTACGCGCCGACGGCCTCCAGGACCGAGCGCGGCACGAGGACGCCCTCGGTCATGATCTGCTTAACGGTGGCGACCGCCACCGCGACGCGCTCCTCGGTCGTCCCGTCGAGGCGCTGGAAGTTCATCCCGAACCCGTCGAGCACCTGCCGGAGGGCGTTGTCCACCCGCGCGGCGTGGCGCTTGGCCGCGTCGGCCTCCTCGCCGGGGACCTCGATCGCCGGGGCCAGCGGGAGGTAGAACGCGAACTTCACGCCCATGTGCTCCAGCAGGAACGTCAGCGTCGAGAGCGTGGCCTGGAGCTGCTGCATCCTGACCTGCGTGTCCGGCGTGACCAGACCGCTCTGCTGGAGGCCGAGCATCACCATCTCGAAGTTCGCGCCCGCGTGGGCGATGTTGCCCAGGGCGGTCCCGTTGACGATGTAGCTCGCGCCGTCGCGGCGCGCCTCGGCCTCGCGGGCCTGCGAGATCCCCCACGCGAGCAGGTGCTCGCGGTAGCCGCCGAACATGCCGACGGCGTCCCCGAGGGCCTCGACCTCCAGGCCGGGGTTGCCGATCTGCTGGAGGGCCTCCCGGCCCAGGAACTCGTCCTCGGCCCAGGCCGCGGCGAACCCCTCGACGAACGGGGCCTTGCCCGAGCCCGGCGCGCCGACGACGGCCACGCTGACCGGGAACTCCGGTACGACCAGCACGGGGTCGTCGCCGCCCTGCTCGGGCTGCTCGGGCTCCTCGCCTCCGGGCACGACGCCCGCCAGCTCGGCGTGCGCCTCGCCCGTGTGCGTCACCGGGTCGCGGACCTCGCCCGTCTCCGGGTCGAGGACCTTGCCCGTCGGCACGAAGACCTCGGTGCCGTCGAACGTCTTCCGCATCTCTCCGGTCATCGCGTAGTCGGCCTGCGGCTGGCCGCCCTCGCCCTCGAACCTCTCCAGGTCCTCCGCACTCATGCGTCCTCCTTGAGCTGGCTGAACGGGAGGAGCCGCGCCGACACCTTGCCGGGGGTCGTGTGCCTGGCGAACACCGTGGCGCTCTCCGGGTTGGCGACCATGAAGCGTGTCGCGGCCTTCTCGTCCAGCTCGTAGATCGTGTGCTCCACGACTACATCTTCGGCGCCGAGGGCCTGGAACTGCTCGTCCTCGCGCAGGGCTCCCGCGTCGATCGTGGGCGCCGACGTGCTCGTGGTGCGGCCGAACTTGTAGTCGCCGACCGCGAACTCGAACTTGACCAGGGAGTCATTCTCCTGGATCTCCAGAGTGAACGTCTCGCCGTCGGTCGTCGCGTTCAGGAGCGTCCACTCCGGGTGGTGCATGGCCAGCCAGGCCCGGACGTCGCCGCCGTAGACGTCGTCGACCTCGGCCTTGTCGGCCGGGACGACCTTCGTCGCCAGCGGTACCTCGTCGCGGACGACCTCGCTGATCAGCTCCATGATCGGGCCGCGCAGCAGCTCCTTCTGCTGCTTCGCCGCCTTCTCCTTGATGTCGGCCTCCAGGTACAGCTCGGCAAGCTCCGTAAGCTCCTCGCGGGCCGTGGCGGTCTCGACCTCGGCCAGGACGACCGTCCCCTCGGGGACCGACTCGTCCTCGACCACCGGGATGCCCGCGACCTCGCCGACCTTCCTCCGCTTCAGGTTCGCCATCGTCTCCTCTCTCGTAGCCGCCAGCCAAGCCTCGTCCAGCTCGCCGTGCAGCCGCTCCGTCCTGTTCACTCCTCGACCAGGACCGTGTTCCGCCCGCACCGCGGGCAGACGTGGTTCCTCCGCTGCTCCTCGCTCTGGGGCACCGGGTCGTTCGACGTCCAGTTGCAGATCTTCCGCATCGCCTCCCGCGTGTGGCGGCAGTACCCGCGGTACGTCCAGCTCGGGCAGTCGCAGGTGATGTCCTCCGTCCCCTCCCACGGCGGGATCGACACGGAGTAGGTCTTCTTCGGGTCGGTCGACGACCTGACCTCGACCTCCTGCCACTCCAGGTTGGACTCGCACTCCTGAGCGAACTGCGTCACGCGCCCATTGTAACCGACGGTTGGGGGACCAAAGGACCTCATTTCCCTCGCGCGCGCGAGAAGGTTCTTAGCAGTTTTCATGCACCAGTGGTAGGTGTTGAAGGACCAAACTGCTGGACACCACAGGTGTTCGTCGTTCCGGCGCGCTTTCCCCACGTCCGGCCCCGAACCCCCCGTTTGGGGGACGTCCCCTCCGCGCCGGTCACTATCCGGCCGTGGACCACTGGCTCAACCTTGAGACGTGGGTCGTCGCCGACAACCACTGGGGCCACGGCAACATCAGGGCCTACGGCGCGCGGCCGGACAACCACTACGAGCTGATGCGGAGCCTCTGGCTCGAACGGGTCGGCGGGCGCGAGTCCGTCCTGCACCTGGGCGACCTGCTCTGGGGCGGCTTCACCGAGGACCCGCCCTGGTGGGTGCTCGACCTTCCCGGCATGAAGCGGCTGGTGCGCGGCAACCACGACAAGTACTCCGCGAAGTGGTACCGGGCCATCGGCTTCGAGGTCATCGGCCGGGGCGACAAGGCCGTCCGGCGCCTGCACCTGCCCGAGCACGACCTGGTGGTCGCGTTCTCCCACGAGCCCCTGGTCGCCGACCGGGACGACGGCGGCTGGGACGTGAACGTCCACGGCCACGTGCACCAGAACCCGGTGAGGTACGTCACGGCCCCGCGCAGCCCCGCCGACTACGTGAACGCCTGCGTCGAGGCCATCGGCTACGGGCCGGTGCGGCTCCGCGAGCTGCTTGAGCGCGCGGGCGCCCTCGGGAAGCCCGGCGAAACGCCGAATAAGGGCGGCTCATGACACCACCGCGACTCCGGCCTCCCGGCAAGGTTGAGGCCACAGCACTACGGGACCTCTGGGCAGAACGAGGCTACAGGGTCCCCCACACGCTCACCCCGTCCCAGGAGGCCGTCCTGGAGAGCAACACGCAGTACCGCAAGTCGCGCCGCGACGACGGCGGCTGCGTGGTCTGCGAGGGGCAGGGCGAACACTACTGGCTCGGCGAGCGGCTGGAGTGCCCCGACGACTCCTTCGGGCACCCCGCGCAGCGCCTCGCGGAGTGGTACTGGGTGCACAACATCCCGCTCCAGTACCAGCTCCTCGACTGGCGCGACTGGCCGACGGACACCGGCGTCAAGCTCCAGGCGAAGGCGATCGCCGAGGCGTACCTGGACTCGTACAAGGGGCTGTCCTTCTACGGCCAGGGGCTCAACATCTACTCGAAGACGCAGGGCACCGGCAAGACGTGGGTCGCCACCGCGATCCAGAAGGACCTGACCAAGTCCGGCGTGGACACGTGGTTCGTCCGCTTCCTGGACGTCGTCTCCTTGTACGACTGGGAGGACAAGGCGAAGAAGGCCCTGTACACGGACCGCATCAAGGGCGCGTCGTTCCTGGTGCTGGACGAGGTACAGCCCGGCTGGACGCCGAAGCAGGCGTCGCTCTACCGCGAGAAGCTGGAGGAGCTGATCCGGCCGCGCGAGAGCGACAACCTCGTGACCGTCCTGACCACCAACATGACCCGCGACGAGCTGGCCGACGAGTACGGCCGCGTGTTCTCCCTGCTGAGCGCCAAGAACGAGTGGATCAGCCTGGAGGGCGCGGTCGACGCGCGCATCAGCTCCGACCTCTGGCGCCAACAGGCCGAGGCGGGGGAGAACAACGAGAGGCCGCCGATCACATGACAGAGCTGTACGTGGGGCTGGACATCGACGAGCAGATCGTCGCCCACCTGGCGACGCCGGGCGGCGCGAAGATCGCCGAGGAACTCGACCCGGAGTTCCTGAGCGACGACGCCGCGGAGGCGCTGACGCGCTGGCGCGAGTACAAGGACCAGTACGGCGGGGTCATCCCGCCCGACATCCTCGCCGACGAGATGGACTGGGACGGCGAGTTCCCCGAGGCCCTCGGCGAGCCCGAGTACTGGCTCAACGAGGCCCGCACCCGGCAGCTGCGCCGCGAGGGCGCCGCGGCCATCAAGCGCGCGGGCGCGATGGGGAAGGAGGACCCGGTCGAGGCGTTCACCTGGCTCGGGAAGGAGTCCGTGCGGCTGGTCGAGCTGGCCGCGCCGCCCACCCGCGCCGTCCGCAGCCTCGGCACCGAGGGCGGCGCCGAGTGGTACCGCCAGCAGACGACCGAGGCGGCCAAGGGCCTCTCGTGGGGCTTCAAGGACATCGACGAGGCCGTCGGCGGGCTCCGCAACGGCACGCTGAACGTCATCGTCGCCCGGCTCAAGCGGTACAAGAGCTGGCTGGCGCAGAAGTCGGCCATGGAGACGTTCTACAACGGCAAGCGGGTCACGTTCGCCCCGCTGGAGCTGCCGGTGGGCGAGTTCAAGACGCGGCTCAACTGCATGATCGGCGACGTGCCGTGGTCGGTCGTCGGCCGCTACGTCGCCGGACCGGAGCACGTCGAGCGGATGGAGGAGGTCGAGGCTTGGATGCGCGAGCAGGCCAACCCGATCAACATCGTCAAGCCCGCGCCGGGCGCCGTCACGGCGGCCACCCTGGCGGCCGAGGCGAAGCGGTACGAGAGCGACATCCTCTACGTGGACCAGCTCGACTTCATGGAGCGCGACCGCTCCCTCCCGGAGTGGGTCGAGTACGGCCGCATCGCCACGGAGCTGAAGCAGGTGGCGATGGAGCTGGACATCCCGGTCGTCCTGGTCGTCCAGTTCAACCGGCAGGCCACCGTCAAGAAGTTCGTCGACCTGGGCGCGGAGTTCGTCGGCCACGCCGACAAGATCCCGCAGGTGCTCGACGTCCTGATGGCGAGCTTCGCCACCGGCCGGATGAAGGACAACGGCATCATCCACTACGGCATCCTGGAGTCCCGGTCGGCCACCGCTCCCCGCGCGTGGGAGATCAAGGTCGAGCTGGACGACAGAGCCGACTTCGTCCTCTCGCGCGAGCACGACCTCCACGCGGACGACGAGAGTGACGACTAGCTTCCGACGCGGCAAGCAGGGCCTCCCACGGGAGGCCCGCCGCCCGCGGCTGGACTGGGACGAGGTACGCGAGTCCCTGGCCGCGGACGAGGCCCTGGCGGCGCTCGACGTGGACGTGGCCCGGGAGTCGCGCGGCGAGATGTGGGCGTTCTGCCCGCTCCCCGACCACCCCGGCGCCGACCGCTCCGGGAGCAACTTCTCGATCCACGAGGGCTCCCTCGTCTGGAAGTGCTTCACCTGCGACGAGGGTGGGGCGTTCCCCGAGCTGGTGATCAAGCTCCGCGGCCTGGAGGACGGCCCCGAGGGCTCGGCGTGGCAGCAGGCGCTCCGGTTCCTGGCCGAGTACTCCGACGTGGCGCTCGACGGCACGGTGGACGAGGTCTACAACAAGCAGGTCGAGCGCGCCGCGAAGGCGGCCGACTCGTGGGGCGCCCGCCGCCAGCGCGACCGGCGGCAGATGCCCGCGTTCGCGCCCGGCGTCCTCGACCGCATGGGCGGCCCGGCGCCGCTCTCCGTCCTGGCGAAGTGGCACGTCGACGACGAGGAAGTGGTCGAGGCGTACGGCGTCAGGTACAGCGCGGAGAGCGAGCACCACGGCTACGTCGCCCCGGCGATCACGATCCCGCACTTCTTCGGCGGCAGGCTGGTCGGCTACCAGCGCCGCTGGCTCGCCGACGACCGTCCCGACTGGGTCCCGAAGTACACGAACACGGAGGACTTTCCGAAGGCCGACACCCTGTACGGCTGGGACGTCGCCCTCCCGTTCGCGCGCGCGGGCCACACGACGGCGGTGGTCGAGTCGGCCATGACCGTCCTGCGGCTGGCGTGCCTCGGAATCCCGGCCGTCGGCACCTTCGGCGCCAGCGTGACGGACGAGCAGATCCGGCTCCTCGGGACGCTGCGCCCCGGGCTGGCGCTCGCGTACGACAACGACCGGCCCGGCAGGAAGGCCACCCGGCGCATCGCCGACGAGCTGAGCTACCTGCCGCTCGACGTCGTCCCGCCGCCCCGCGGGGCCAAGGCCGACCTGGCCGACGCCGACGAGGCGGGCGTCCGCGACGCGTTCGCGAGGGCCTATCCTGCGTACGACTCCGACCGAATAAAGGGTGAGTAAGATGGCATTCGTGAAGCGAACCCGAGCCGAGTCCTACGAGCCCGTCCAGAAGGACGAGCCCGAGGCCACGCAGAAGGAGATCAAGGAGCCGGAGCCCAAGGCCCCGGCGTCCCCCGCGAAGTAGCTACAATCTTACCGCAAAGCCACAACACTCAACGTACAGGAGGCATTAGGTGGCACAGTTCCGTAGGGGCGCCGACGCGATCGCGCAGGCGGCCAAGCGCAAGGGAGGCGGCAAGTTCGCCCCGGTCTTCAAGTTCGAGGCCGACGAGACGAAGTACCTCCAGTTCCTCGTCCCGATGGAGGACATCCCGACGGTGCTCATGCACCAGTTCATCATCATCGGCTCCCGCGAGGACGGGTCGCCGAAGTACGAGCGGTTCATCTCGCGCCGCGACCCGGGCCTCGACGGGCCGGACGGGTACGACGAGATCATCGACCGCTTCGGCCTGACGCCGACGGAGCGCAGCGTCGCCCTCGCGGTCGAGGTCGAGCCCGTCTACGGCGAGGGCACCGGCCGACGCAAGAAGATCGAGGGCTTCGACCTGGCCATGCGCCAGTTCGAGAAGGACGGCGAGACCGTGGAGGTCCCGGCGTTCCAGCTCGTGATCGAGAGCCCGAAGACCTTCTTCAACCACCTGGCGGCGCAGGACGACGTCAAGGCGATCGAGGAGACGATCTGGGCCGTCAAGCGGAATGGGAAGGGCACGGACACGACCTACACGTTCATCGACACGGGCGAGGACGCCCTGGACGTGGAGGACGAGCTGAACGCCTTCACCGAGACGTTCGACTTCGAGGCGTGGCTCGACGAGCTGGCCGACGAGGAGCGCATGCGCGAGCTGATCGAGCCGCTCCCGGACGACCACCGCCTCAGCCGCTTCGGCGGCAAGGGGAAGAAGGACGACGACGCCGAGGCGCCGAAGCGGGGCCGCAGGGCCTCGTCCCGCGCCCGCGCGGCGGACGTCGAGGAAGACGACAGCGAGCCCGAGGCAGAGCCCGCGGCCGAGAAGCCCAAGGCGGGCGAGCGGTCGAAGCGGTTCTCGGCGCTTCGGGACTCCGTCAAGGCGTGACGGCCGCCAGCAACCCGGCCCCGGGCGACCCCCGGGGCCGGAGGGCCTCATGATCCCCGTACACAACCACAGCGAGTACAGCGCCCTCGACGGCTACTCCAAGCCCGAGGAGATCGCGGCCCGCATCCTGGAGGTCGGCGCCCCGGGCGCCTTCCTGACCGACCACGGCACTGTGGCCGGGTTCCCGGAGTTCCGCAAGGCGATGGAGAGGGAGGGCCTCAAGGTCGGCTACGGGATGGAGGCGTACCAGGCCCGCGGCAGCCGCCTCATCAAGAAGAACGCCGAGACGGACAAGAGCTACCGGAAGGGCGAGGACGCCTTCCACCTGGTCCTCCTGGCCATGACCAACGAGGGCTACAGGAACCTGCTCCGCATCAGCGACAAGGCCCACCGCACCGGGTTCCACTACGACCCGCGGGTGGACGCCGAGCTGCTCGCGCAGTACAGCGAGGGCATCGTCGCCACGACGGCCTGCATCGGCTCGCTGGTCAACCAGCGGCTCATGGAGGACGACCTCGGCCCGTTCGACGACCTGATCGGCATCTTCGGCGACAACCTCCTGGTCGAGGTCCACACCTACGACTCGAAGCTCCAGCGCGCCCTCAACGAGGAGCTTGCCCGCCTCGCGGCCGAGCGCGGCCTGCGTCTCGTCTACGCGAACGACGCGCACTACGCCGTCCCGGAGCAGTACGACATCCACGAGGTTCTCCTCTGCGCGCAGATGAACGAGAAGTTCGGCAACCTGCGCTACGCCCACTTCCTGGACGAGAACGGCGAGCAGCGCCACCACCCGCCCTGCCTCTACATCATGGACGAGGCCGAGGTCCGGGAGCGGCTCGCCGACGGCTACCGCCCCGGGCAGGGCGGCCTGACGCCGGGCCAGATCGACGAGGCCATCGCGACGAGCGACTGGCTCATGGAGAGCAACGCGGTCTCGCTGGGGGAGAAGTCGAACCAGGTCTACCTGCCGAAGGTCAGCGAGAAGGGCCGCGGGGCCGACGACCTGCTCCTCGACCTCATCGAGTCCGGGCTGGCGCGGCGCTACCCCGGCGGCAAGCTGACGCGCGAGATCGTCGACCGGGCCGAGGAGGAGTACGACACCCTCTGCGGGGCCATCGGCGGGATGGGCGCCGACTACTTCCTCGTCGTGCACGACTACATCACGTGGGCGAAGGCGCAGGGCATCCTCGTCGGCCCGGGCCGCGGCTCCGTCGGCGGCTCGCTCGTCGCGTACTTGATCGGCCTGACCAACGTGGACCCGCTCAAGCACGACCTCCAGTTCCAGCGGTTCTGGAACGTGGGGCGCACCGACGGCCTGCCGGACGTGGACACCGATTTCCAGAAGACGCGGCGCCACGACATGATCGAGTACGTCCAGGGCAAGTACGGCGACGACAAGGTGCTCATGATCGGCAGCCACGTCTACCTCGCGCCGAAGGCGGCCGTCCGCAAGGCGGCGACCGTGGTCTACGACGACCCTCCCTACGGCCTGGTCAACAAGATCACGCACGACATCATGAAGAAGACCGACACGGTGCGCGCGGGCCAGCTGCTCACGTGGGAGGAGCTGTTCGAGAAGGACCCCGAGTCGTTCCTGGACGAGAAGGGCGCCGCCATCCTGCGGGACGCCCGGGAGGAGCTGGCGCCGTACCTCGCCGACGAGCAGTGGCAGCCCATGTTCGACGCGGCCGAGGGCCTGTCCGGCCGTCTCTCGACCTACGGCGTGCACGCCTCCGCGGTCGTCATCAGCGAGGTCCCGCTGGACGAGCACCTGCCCGCGCGGTCGGCGTCGGACTCGGACATCGCGAAGGACCGCGTCATGGTGACGCAGGCAGAGATGGACGTGGTCGAGAAGGCCGGGTTCCCGAAGTTCGACTTCCTGGGCCTCAAGACGCTCGACATGCTGATGCGCGCGGCCAAGCTGGCCAACCCCGGCTGGACGGACCAGGACGCGGTCGAGTACTACTGGTCCCTCGACGTCGAGGACCCGGAGACCGTCAGCGAGGAGTACTACGAGCTGATCGACAAGGGCCAGACCCTCGGCCTGTTCCAGATCGACGACAAGTACGGCGCGAAGAAGATCGGCCGGGACCTCAAGCCCCGCACGCTCGCGCACCTGGGAGCCATCGTGGCCCTGAACAACCCGGGGCCGCAGCGCACCGGGGTCGTGGACGCCTACCTGGCCTGCCGCAACGGCGAGGCCGACCCGCAGGAGCGCGACGCGATCCTGGCGCCCATCCTCACCGACACCTACGGCGAGTTCGTCTACCAGGAGCAGGTCATCGCGTACTTCACGGAGCTGTACAAGCGCAGCCACCCGCGCGGGTTCGACGAGGACGACAAGGACCTCCAGAAGGCGATCCTCTCCGAGGCGGACCACATCCGCAAGATGGTCGGCAAGCGGCTGTTCCGCGACATGGCCGCCTACCTCCCCGTCTACGTGGCGATCGCCACCGACGGCGACATCCACCGCTGCATGGAGAAGTACGGCGACGAGGTCGACCCGCGCGACCGCGAGGAGATCATCAAGGACTTCGAGAAGGCCGGGTACACCGGGGCCAGGATGCACGAGGACGACGCCCTCGCCAACTGGGACGACATCGTGGCCTTCTCCCTCTACGGCTTCAACAAGGCGCACGCGATCGAGTACGGCACGGTGCTCGCCTGGACGCTCCACGCGAAGGGCAAGTGGCCGACCGAGTTCGGGATGGCCGGAATCGAGTACGCCGACAAGCCGGAGAAGGTCGCCGGGTACGTCAACGAGTCGCGCGCGAGGGGCGTCGCCGTCCTGCCGCCGGACGTCAACCGCTCCGAGGAGGTCATCTCCAAGGCGGGCGACGGCGAGATCATCTACGGCCTCGCGGACGTCAAGGGCGTCGGCGTGGCGTCCGCGCGCTGGGTCGTGCAGAACCGGCCGTACGCGAGCCCCGAGGCGTTCGTCCAGAAGCTCAAGCTCCAGGACAAGCCCGCGTGCAACATGGGCCACTTCAAGGTGCTGATGGAGGCCGGGGCGTTCGACCCGTTCGGCCACCGCCTGCGCGAGTGCGACTTCGACTCGTGCGCGGGCACCGGCCGCGCGGTCCGCATGGTCCCGAAGAAGTCCGGCGACGGCGAGAAGCGCGAGCGGTACGAGTGCCCCGAGTGCGGCGGCGTCGGCTGGGTGCCGTGCGACCTCCCGACCGAGGGCAAGCGCGCGGCGGCCGAGAAGGCGCTGCTCGGCGTCGAGCTGACCAACAGCTACGAGAAGCTGATGAAGAAGCACGCGAAGCGGCTCGGCAAGCTGCCGCCCCTGTCCACCGTCGAGGACAAGGAGTTCCCGAAGGGCGAGACCACCATCACCGTGGCGGGCGTCATCACCGACGTCAGGGACATCGTGATCCGGTCGGACGCGCACGCGCGCGTCGCGGGCCGGAAGATGGCACGCGCCACGATCCAGTGGGAGGGCGAGGAGCTTTCGTTCGCCGTGTTCCCCGACACGCTCGAAAACTACGAGTACCTCGTCCAGGAGAACACGCTGGGCGAGTTCACCCTCAAGCAGTCACCGAAGGGACCCTCCCTTGTGAAAGGATGGAAGGCGCTTTGAGCAAGAAGGTACGGCAGATCGCCAGCGCCGGGGCCATGGACGGCCTCGTGTCGTCGCTCCAGAAGTCGTTCGGCCAGAACTCGGCCCGCAAGGGAGGGCTACAGCGCGCCCTCCGCTCCGTCCCGACGGGCTCCCTCGCGCTCGACTTCGAGCTGGGGACCGGCGGCTGGCCGCTCGGCTACCTCTGCGGCGTCTTCGGCCCGCGCGACATCGGCAAGTCCTCGATGGTCGGCTTCAACGCCATCCGCAACGCGCAGGCGATGGGCCTGAACTGCGCCTACATCGCCGTCGAGCCCGCGGGCTCCGAGAACTGGGAGGCGTGGGCCACGCTCAACGGCGTGAACGTGGACGAGCTGCTGCTGACCTGGCCGGAGACCGGCGAGGAGGCGTTCGAGATGCTGCTCAAGATCCTCCGGTCGGAGGTCGTGGACTTCGTCGTCTTCGACTCCATCGGCGCGATCCTCGGCGAGGGCGAGCTGAAGGAGGACGGCAAGGCCCGCCAGGGCGGCCAGTCCTCGCTCATCAGCTGGGGCGTCAAGGCCGCGGCCCCGCTCGCGTTCAAGAACGACGTCGGCGTCCTCCTGTTCAACCAGGTGAGGCACCTGATGAGCCCGGGCGTCCGCGGCACCGTGTACAAGCAGCCCGGCGGCGAGGCCCTGGAGCACTCCGAGGCCATCATCGTCCAGCTCAAGCGCGGCAAGGCGAAGTACACCGTCAAGGACAACGGCAACGACGTCACGATCGGCGGGGAGATCGTCGCCGACATCCGCCGCAACAAGCTGAGCCAGGGCACCGGCAAGCGCGCGGCGTTCGACTACTACCACACGCAGGCCGACGGCTACCCGTTCGGCATCGACGCCGACTCGGACGTGGTGAACACCGCGGTCCGCACGGGCGTCATCGAGCGGGCCGGGTCGTTCTACCGGCTGCCGGACGGCACGCAGCACCAGGGCATGACCAAGGTCGGCGAGCACATGGCGGCCAACCCCGAGGCGTTCGCCCAGGTCCGCGAGGGCGTCCTCCAGGCGATGCTCGCGCGCGGCCAGACCGCCAACCCCAAGACGCTGGAGGAGGTCCAGTCCGATGCAGGCTAACAGGTTCCGCAAGAAGCCCGTCGTCGTCGTGGCGGCGCAGTGGGACGGCACGAACGAGGAGGCCGGGGAGATCGTCGAGTGGATCAAGCGGCTCAAGGGCGACGCCCAGCTCACGAGCGTCCCGAACCTGACGCACACCATCTCGATCTACACGCTGGAGGGCGTCATGCACGCGATGCCCGGCGACTGGATCATCCGCGGCGTCAAGGGCGAGTTCTACCCCTGCAAGCCCGACATCTTCGAGCAGACCTACGAGCCGAACGGTACGACGCTCATCACCGACATGGAGGTCACGGGACTGTCGTATGGCGAAGCGGGGTAGCACGAAGGCCCTCTCCGTCCTCCAGGAGGAGCGGGTCGCGCGGGCGTACGGCGGCAAGCGGTCGCCGTCGTCCGGCGGCGCCGTCACCGACAACGGGGACGTGCGCGTGACAGCGTTCAACACGCTGGTCGAGTGCAAGCACACCGGCACGTACGACAAGCCGTCCAAGAGCGTCAGCGTCAAGCTCTCCGACCTGGAGAAGGCGCACGACGAGGCGGCGGCCGAGGGCAAGATGGTCCTGGTCGCCCTCTCGATGTACGCGCCCGACTCCGTCCTCGCCGACCGCAACGGCTTCGTGGACCTATCCGTCCGGCTGATGCGGGACGACGCGAACCTCCTGGACGAGTACTACCGCTACCGTGGCTAGGGTCGGCCAGACGGCGCGGCGCAAGCCCCTCGGCTCGCAGTTCGCCAAGCACTTCCAGAAGGGCGAGGTCCTCGTCCCGCACCTGAACAACTGGTTCGCCAACGGCGAGTTCCCGGACGAGATCCCGATCACGCTCCGGCCCAACAAGGAGCACGACGACGCCTTCCACCCGTCGAGCGCCCTGATGTGCGAGCGGGCGCTCTACGCGAAGCTGGAGGGCGACCTCCCCGCCGAGGAGACCGCGATGGACATGCAGAAGGTCTTCATGATCGGCCGGTACTACCACGAGCTGGTCCAGTGGATCGTGGTCGAGGGGCTCGGCTTCGCCACCTGGGAGGACGTCGAGAAGGAGCACGACCTCCACTTCGCGACCGCGAAGGGCAACCCGTACCGCGTCCGCGGCTTCATCGACGTGGCCCGGATGGCCCTCCCCGGCCTGGACACGGCGGTCCTGCTCGACGTCAAGACGATGGCCTCGCGCCTGTACGGGATGGGCGAGCCGCCCCGGTCCCTCATGGAGAAGTACGAGGCCCAGGTGAGGCTCTACCTGGAGTTCGAGGACCTGCCGCGCGGCATCATCCTGTTCATGGAGAAGGACAACCCGCACCGCTTCCGGGAGGCCGTCGTCGAGCGCGACGGCGCCCAGGTCGACAGGATCATGGAGGGCTGGGAGTTCGTCACCGACAGCCGCGCCGAGGGCCTGGTGCCCGACTGCACGTGCTCCAGCCCGTCCTCCTGCCCGGCCAAGAACGTCTACCTCTAGAGCGGATCGTCTCAAACAGTGGGTTCCCGGCGCCCCCGCCGAACAGGGGTGGCAGAGACCCTATGGCGACCAAGAGAAAGAGACAGTGGACGTGCCGCGGCTGCAAGGCCGTCCACGCGAACACACGGCTGAGGAAGTGCCCCGCCTGCAAGAAGGCGAGGCCCGCTCCCCGGCGCGCAGCCCACATGAAGGCGCTGGACCACCCGTACGAGTTCTACGTCGAGCTGAACGGCGGCGAGCACTGCGGCATCTGCGGGAAGAAGCCCAAGAAGCGCGCCGACGGCACCGTCACCAGGCGGCTGGACCGCGACCACGACCACCGCACCGGGAAGCCCCGCGGCCTCCTCTGCGGCGGCCGGATGGGCTGCAACCGGCGGCTGGGGCGCGTCGACGACCGGAAGTGGCTCAACGCTACGATCGCCTACCTCGACCGCGCGGACGGCGCGCTGTGAGCGTCATGCCAGGGGTCGAGAAGCACCGCGTCCTGCGCGAGGTCCTGAGGCACTACCTGGAGTTCCGCAGCTACGTTTCGTGGACGGACAACAGCTCGTCGGCCGGAAGCTCCGGGACCGACCGCTGGGAGATCGAGCACAAGGGGCTCCGCATCAGCTTCCTGGACCTGCGCGACTGCCTCGCCCAGCTGAGCGTCCGCAAGAAAGAGGCGGTCTTCTGGAACGTAATCATGGACAAGAAGCAGAAGGACGTGGCAGAGATCATGGGAATCACCACGGGGTCGGTGAACCAGTACGTCGAACAGGGCATGCTCCAGATCGCGCAGACGCTCTGGCCCGAGGAGGGCGAGTAGGTGCCGGGCTGGAAGCGCCGCCCGAGCTTCGCCCGCCAGGAGGCGATCGTCTTCGAGGAGGGGAAGGACTACACCCCGCGCGAGCTTGAGCAGCTCGCCGACCAGCTGCTCCGCGCCGAGGCGAGGTCGATCGACCCCGAGACCGGCAAGGAGCGCGGCATCGGCGGCGACAAGCCGATCCTGTTCGAGGAGCACATCCACCAGCGCAGGAGGAGGGAGATCCTGAACGAGAACGGCGTGCCGGACCCGGCCCTCGGCCGCGGCCTCTACTTCCGCACCCACCCGGAGGGCCGCAAGGTCAACTCCGAGGAGGCCAGGAAGAAGCACGGCGCCTCGTACTACCGCTGATGGCCACGTTCAAGAAGACCGACGCGCCCGCGCGCAAGCAGCGCCTCGTGGCTGGCGGCACCGTGCCGGTCGCGGCCCCGCTCGGGACGTTCCTGGTGGTCGCTCCGCTCTGCAAGGTCTGCAACCACCCGAACCGCCGGGAGATCGACATGATGCTCGCGCTCGGCTGGAGCCAGCGCGAGTGCACCCGCTACTGGAACGACCTGATCGAGGCCGAGACCGGCGACGTTGACTTCTTCTCGAAGTCCGGTATGGGGACGCACGCCCAGAAGCACCTGTCGGTCAAGGACGCGGCGATCGTCCGCATCATCGAGGAGCGGGCGCGCCTGGAGGGGATGGACGTCGAGGCGGTCCGCGGCTTCATCCTGACCAAGCAGGCGGTCGCCGAGGCGATCGTCCACCGCGGCCTGGAGCTGATGCAGCGGGACGACGCGGTCGTGGAGCCGAAGGACGTGCTCGCGGCGCTCGACCTCCTGATGCGGCTGGAGGAGAAGCGCAGCGTCGTCGCTGAGGAGACCATGCTCAGGGAGATCAGGGCCTTCATGAACGCCGTCCGCCGGAACGTGGACGAGAGCCTGCTGGAGCAGATCTACGCCGACTACCGGATCGAGCTGGGCGAGGTCCCGCCCGCCGTCCAGCTGCTCCCGCCCGACGAGGAGGACGACGATGGACATCAGTGACCTGTACGACCACGAGATCGCCAAGATCGGCCCGCTCTGGCAGGGGCTCATGCAGCGGTTCGCCCGAAAGGCGAACAGCCGCCGGAACCTGGAGGAGCTGGCCCGCGTCGCCGCCGACGAGTTCCAGAAGATCGGCCTGGTGGTCGAGGTCAACACGGCCCCGTGCCTGATCTTCAACCCGATCACCCAGACGACCGGCAGCCCGGAGATCATCGTCGTCGGCCGCGTCCCCGGGACGCACTACGCCGAGGACGGCACGGTCCTGTTCGACCACGAGCGCAAGCGGGACGAGGTCCTGCGCAGCCGCGAGCGGGGAGAGGACTTCCTGGGCCAGAAGGGGGGCTGATGGGCGAGAGCTACCACTACGTCTGCGAGGGGTGCCGCTTCGACATCGTGGCGGGCTCGCTCTGCGTCGAGTGCCCGCGGTGCGGCGGCGGCCTCAAGCTGATCAACGTGGGCCAGCTCTCCCTCCCGATCGCGCCGCTCAGGGACGGCCCGCCGGTCACGCCGGGCGGCATCGTCCGCACGGCTGCCAACGACGGCACGCTCGACAAGCTGTTCGAGGACCTGGGGAGCATGCTGCGCCAGGCGGCCGAGGAGCACGGCGAGTGAGCATCATCGACAACTACATCAAGAAGACGGTCGCCATGCGGCACGTCAGCGTCGCCGAGTTCGCCGAGAGCAGCGACTACTGCGGCAAGCCCCTCTACCCGCTCCAGCGCGTCCTCCTGAAGACGATGTTCCTGGAGGAGCTGTCCGGCAAGGAGGAGGACCAGCTCACCTGGCTCATGAGGGGCGGCCGGTCGGGCGAGGTCTTCATGTCGCCGGACGTCCGCCGCCGCCGCGACATCATGCGCGAGCGCGGCGCGGCCCACTTCGGCGAGATCAACCTCGTCGGCGGCAGGCGGTCCTCGAAGGGCCACATCACCGGCCTCGCGGGCGCGTACAAGCTCTGGCTGGTGCAGCAGCTCGACGACCCGGGCGAGTACTTCAACCTTGACCCGGACAAGGTGCTCGACTTCGTCTGCGTGGCGGCCTCGTTCGACCAGGCCAAGACGCTCCAGTTCGCCGACCTCCGCGCGTCCATCTCGGCGTGCAAGCCGCTCCAGCCGTACCTCTCGAAGGACCTGGAGGAGATCCTCACCATCAAGACCGACGCCGACATCGAGCAGGTACGCGAGCGCGGCTCCAGCGGGCGCGACTTCGCGCGCCTCCGCGTCCGGCCGATGGCCGCGAACTCGGACACCATCCGAGGCACCGCGAGCCTCCTGCTGGTCTTCGACGAGTTCGCGTTCTTCCTCCCCGGCGAGAGCCGCCAGTCGGCGCAGCAGGTGTACGGCGCCGCCGAGCCGTCGCTGGCGCAGTTCGGCCACCACGCCCTCGTCTTCGCCAACTCGTCGCCGTGGACCAGGGTCGGGCAGTTCTTCGAGCAGTACAGCCTCTCGATGCGGCCGGAGGACCACCCGGAGGGCTGGTACCCGCAGAACCTCGCGGTCCAGTTCCCGTCGTGGGCGCTGTTCGACAAGTGGTGGGAGGACGAGAACGGCCGGTGGAAGAACGCCATCATGGTCTCGCCCGACTGGCCCGACCTCCTGGAGCCCGAGGAGCCGCGCTCCGCGCTGGACCCGATGTCGCAGGGCAAGCGCGAGAACGAGAAGCTCAAGGAGAAGGCCAACAAGGAGACGTACAAGGTCGAGCGGCGCGCGCAGTGGGCCGAGGTCCTGGACGCGTACTTCGACCCCGACGTCGTCGACCGGGTGTTCAGCGGGTGGCTGCCGGACGGCAGGCAGTGCGGCGCGAACTACAGCGGCACCTACAGGTTCGCCTTCGTCGGCCACTGCGACCCGTCGAGCACGACGGCGGGCTTCGGCTTCGCCATGGGCCACGTCGAGGAGTTCCCGTGCGTCGACCCGGCGATGGCCGAGATCTGGCCCGGCGGCATGGAACGGCACGTCGTCTTCGACTTCGTGAAGCGGTGGAACCCGGACGACTTCGCCGGGCACACGATCAACTACATCGAGGTCCGCAAGGAGCTGGCCCACTGGGTCAGCATCTTCCGGCCCGTGTCGCTCACCTTCGACCAGTACAACAGCGTCGGCCTGATCCAGGAGCTTCGCGAGGACGCGCGCAAGATGGGCGTCTTCAACACGCAGATCGGCGAGGTCACGGCCACCGCCGCGATCAACTGGAACCGCTGGGAGGCGACCAAGACGGCGTTCAACCTCGGGCTCGTGCACATCCCGCCCGACTGCCTCGACCCGAGGACCGGCTTCGACCACTCGGGCTACGCCTCGCTGGAGCTGAAGTTCCTCCAGGAGATCCAGACCGGCCAGACCAAGCGCGTCGACAAGCAGAGCATGGGGCCGGTCCAGACGAAGGACGTCGCGGACTGCATCGCCGAGGTCACGGTCAAGTTCCTCGGCTCGTACCTGGGCGACATCACCGGCAAGGCGTTCACCGAGGCCCAGCTGGCGACGGGCGCCGAGGGCGGCTACCAGATCGGCGGCCGGAACCCGAACGCCCCGCGCGGCGGCGAGAGGTTCGAGGAGTTCATGAAGGGCCGCGGCCAGGCGGGAGCCCAGGCCGCGAGAGGGTTCGACATGACCGGGCGCCACCCGCGCCGCCGCGGCCGCTGACGACCCTGTTTTTCGCCCCCGTCCGAAAAGGTAAGTTGCGTGAACCAACACGCACCAACGGCGGCGTAACCCCCAGGTGGGGGACGCGCTTCCCCCGCGGTGCAGGTATGATTCGCAACAGATAGCTCAGGGTGCCTCCGTCCCACAGCAGGGATGTGAAGGTCGTCAGTGGCCTCGGCCACCAGGAAAGGCGACCGGATCGGATGGCCCGCCAGTCAGATCGGCGGGGCAGAGAGAGCCTCCTGAGGGATTCGTCCCTCAGGGAAACACGGGGCCGCTGCATGCCCCGTGACCGAGTCGGCGCAGGATTCGACGCCTGCCGTCACGCTGGAAGGCGCGGCCCGGAATGCAGCTGCGACGCGGGGTAGAGCAGTTTGGTAGCTCGCCAGGCTCATAACCTGGAGGTCGTGGGTTCAAATCCCACTCCCGCTACTTGAGGTACAAGTTCGAGCCCGCCACGGCGGGCAGCCCCGCAAGGGGCGATTGAGCCCGGGCCGAGCCCTCCCGGGACCTAAAAAGGGGCTTCTGGCTTCGCTGTTACCAGGAACCGAACAGCGTGGTGGAGGCTGGCGTACCGCGTCAGGCCCTCGCACGGGGAGGCACGGCGTCAACTGGTGCCTCAGAATACAGGGTGTAGCTCAGTCTGGTGAGAGTACTCCGTTGGGGACGGAGAGGTCGTGGGTTCAAGTCCCACCACCCTGATGGCGACCGCGGCCGGTAACGGCGGGGACGGCTCGGAGAGACGAGCGCATCAGCGTGTAGCTCAGTCTGGCAGAGTCGCCGCTTCGGGAGCGGATGGTCGCAGGTTCGAATCCTGCCACGCTGACTGGCCCCTTCGGGGGCCGTGTCCGACCGGGCGCGGGAACACCTTCCCCGGTCGGCCCTGGGCCAGCCATGGCTTTCGACAGTCGAGCATGGACGGCGAGATCGCAGCGGGTCGCGGCCTACCGCGCCTAGCCCCGGATCGGGCAAACCCAAATGCGAACGACAACGATCGCATCGAGGTCGCGGACACGTTCCCGGCAGAGTGGCTCGCCGCTCCCGCCGAGTCGGCCCTCGTCGCTGCCTGACGAGCACCAACAGGTAGACCGCACCCGCCGGTAGCGGGTGACGCCCCGGAGAGACGGGTCGCCGCAGGGGTGAACGGCGCTAAACCGATGGACCCCCGAGCCCGGGGTACGCTGGCCGGGCACACAAGCTGCTAGAAGGTCTTGACGGAACCACCCGGCTGGACGCGGGTTCGACTCCCGCCTGGTCCACTCCACTGCACCAAGCGTTGCCCCGACGGCGACGGGTCCCGGCTCTGCGGAGCACACTGCAACCGGGCCGCGGACGTGCTCACCGCGCGGTCGCTGATGAACGACGGAGGCCCGACCAGTTCGGGGCTGAGGTCTCCACCTATGCCGCTAGCTCAATCAGGCAGAGCAGGTGTCTCCAAAGCACAAGGTTCCGGGTTCGATTCCTGGGCGGCATGCCTCGCACCACCCTGTCCGGTTCGTCTAGTGGACCAGGATGCCGCCCTCTCACGGCGGAGACACGGGATCGTAGCCCGTACTGGACATAGGGCACGCTCGGCCGCGAGGCCGCCGTGCCCGCATTGGCGGGTAGCTCAGTCGGTAGAGCGGCTCCCTGTTAAGGAGAAGGTCGTGGGATCGAAGCCCACCCTGCCAGCTCACAGCGCCCTAGCAGGGGGCGCGGACACAAGTACCCTGCGCGCGTAGCCCGTTCGACTAGCGGACAGGTCGCCGCTCTTTCAAGGCGGTAGGCGCGGGTTCGAATCCCGCACGGGCCATTGCCAGGCAGCACAGCAAGACCGCAGCGCCACTGGGAGGTCGTCTAATGGTAGGACGCCGGGTTCTGGCCCCGGAAACTGAGGTTCGACCCCTTGCCACCCAGCTCGCAACACCCGCCTCGCTAGCTCAGTCGGTAGAGCAGGGGACTTTTAATCCCAAGGTCCTAGGTTCGAACCCTAGGCGGGGCACTGCAACAACTTCTCGACGTGGCGTCCCGCGAGGGGCGCTGGCGAAGCCGTCCGACGCATCCCTGGATCGCGACCAGGCTCTCAGTGGCGGGGGAACGCGGGTTCGATTCCCGCAACGCTCCTAACCGGGCGGGCCTGGCACGTCGGGGCGCGGACCGCTAGCTCAGTCGGCAGAGCAGGGGCCTCTTAAGCCCAAGGTCCAGGGTTCGATCCCCTGGCGGTCCACTCAGGGAGGCGCGACGGAGTTCGGCCTGACGGCCGCCGTTGGGAAGCCCCGGCCCCGGTGCCGGGTGGCCTACCCCTCCCTGTACACGCTCCTGTGGCGGAACAGGTAGACGCGCTGGTTTCAGGAACCAGTGTCTTCGGACGTGGGGGTTCGGATCCCTCCGGGAGCACTTGACAACCCCGGCTTCGGCCGGAGACGCGCGGGGCGGCGTGGGCCTTCGGGCCGGGACAGCCCCAACATGCGCTCGTGGTGGAATCGGTAGACACGTCGGCTTGAGGAGCCGGTGGCCGCGAGGTCGTGGGGGTTCAACTCCCTCCGGGCGCACTAGGCTGGCCGTCAGACGGTGAGAACGCGGCCCGCTCAGGGAAGGCACCTACCCGGGCCGACTGCTCACCTCTTTGCCCGGACGTAGCCTTCCCGCACGGCGACGTAACTCAGTCGGTAGAGTGTCTGTCTGAAAAGCAGAAGGTCGGCGGTTCAAGTCCGCCCGTCGCCATCGAGAGAGGGAAACATCCCGGAAGCGGTAGTGTGTTGAGGCCGGGGCCGAACCGCCTGACGCTGGCGGGGGAATGGGAGCACCCGGGCGCACCCGGAGTCCCGGTTCGAGTCCGGGCCGCGAGACCCTCCCTCGGAACCGCGCCCGCCTGGCGGAACAGGTAGACGCCCCGGCTTCAAACACCGGCGCCACCAGGCGTTCGGGTTCGAGTCCCGAGGCGGGCATAGCAAGACCAGCATGGAGGACGTAGCTCAGTGGTAGAGTCGCGGGTTGTGGTCCCGTCGGTCGTGGGTTCGATCCCCACCGTCCTCCCTCCCTGTGGCCCCGCATTGCCAAAGCAGAGGAACCACCGGCCCGTTACGCGGGGAAGCACCGGGCGCCGTCGGCCTGTGAACAGAACGGACGGACACGTGGGAGTAGCTCAGTTCGGTAGAGTGTCGGCTTGCCAAGTCGAAGGTCGCGGGTTCGATCCCCGTCTCCCACACTGCCGCCCAGGCCCGGAAGGGAGCAAGCGGCCACAGCAGTCCGCCGGGGGCACGCCGAGGCGCATGCGCCGAAGCAGCCCTAAGACAGAGCCGCGTTCCGGTCGCGGCCTAATCCCTAAGCGGGCTGCACACGCCACCGTAGCTCAGTCGGCAAGAGCGCCCGCCTTGTAAGCGGGAGGTCCGGGGCTCGACCCCCCGCGGTGGCTCTCGTACACGCCCCGCTAGCTCAGCGGAAAGAGCGACGGGTTCCTAACCCGCAGGTCGCAGGTTCGATCCCTGCGCGGGGCATCCACCGAGGCTGGGCGCGCGAGGTCCGTCGCCGGACGCGTCCGCTGCCGTAGTACCCTCTGACGACACGGGAGAGCGGCAGGCGCCTTCGGGCGCGTGAAAGGCTTAGCGGCCCGGTAGCCAACTCGGTGATTTGCGCTGGTAGCTCAGTCGGATAGAGCCACGGGCTTCTAACCCGTCGGTCGGGGGTTCGAGTCCCTCTCGGCGCATCGTGGGTCCTCCAGGAGGGGTGACAGCGAGGACATCTGGCCGGGCATTCGTGGAGCCGCCCCTGCCCGGGAACAACTGGCGGCCTAGACCCTCCACCCGCACGCATAGCTCAGTCTGGCAGAGCGACGCGCTTCCAACGCGTAGGTCAGGGGTTCGAGGCCCCTTGCGTGCTTCATCGCTGCTCCGTAGCTCAGTCAGGCAGAGCGTCCGGCTCATAACCGGCAGGTCGAGGGTTCGAGTCCCTCCGGAGCGACTGGGGACAGCGGGGCGGACCGCCCGCCGGGAACACACTTCGCCGTGCACGGCGCAAGGCACGTCCTGGCAGCAGTGGCCACCGGACGGAATCCGATCGACCGCGCCCTACCTAACTGCTGGCCACCGGCCGATGGTCATTCCGCCGTTCGACTCGGCGAGCCGGGGAGGGTGGCTCCCTCCAGCCAGGCCAGCAGGTCTTTCGCCCGTGTAGCTCAGTCAGGCAGAGCACTTCCCTCGTAAGGAAGGGGTCCGGGGTTCAACTCCCCGCGCGGGCTCTTGGGTGCCGGTTCGTCGATCGTGGGCCGGTCCCCAGCAGCTTCATGAAGAACCGCGCGATGCATCGCGCATAGGAGGGCCGGGGTGCGAATCCCTGTAGAGAAAACGGTTGCCTCCGAACCGGGAGCGGTTGACGGGCCAGATCACCCGCGGCGCTCCCGACCCGCCGACGTAGCTCAGTCAGGCCAGAGCACTTCCTCGGTAAGGAAGGGGTCCAGGGTTCAAGTCCCTGCGTCGGCTTCGCACGGCCCGTTAGCTCAGTGGACAGAGTGTCCGGCTTCGAACCGGATGGTCGGGGGTTCGACTCCCTCACGGGCCGCTTCCGTGGAACGTCGGGTAGGTCGCCACTGGCGGCCAGGCCCGGCGCGATCGGTTCACGCGGGAGGCAGCGCGTGAGAGGGGTGGAAGTCCCCACTGCCACAACACGGACCGTTAGCTCAGCATGGTCAGAGTAGCGCCCTGTCGAGGCGATGGTCACGGGTTCGAATCCCGTACGGTCCGCTCCGTTTCAGAACGCACGAAAACGGGTAGAAACAACCCACGGGGCCGTCTTCGGGCGCCCCGTCCAAACCAAGCACCAGGGGGCAAGACAGCAACGATGGCAGACCAGAAGTACTACGACTCGACGGACACCGAGCGGACCAACCCGCTCAGCCGTCAGCAGGCGGCGCAGGTCCAGATGGGCGGACACGCGGTGGTCGACGAAGACGGCCAGCCCGCGACACTCTACGCGTACGACGTGCTCCACGGCCGCGAGGCCGTGACCGGCGAGGTATCGGCGGACCAGCTCGACCGCGAGGCCCTCAAGGCCAACGGCGGCGAGGCCCGCGACGCCTGGCAGGAGCAGGCCGACGAGAACGCCGCCGACGGCGGCGACGAGCCCGAGCGGCTCACGATCCCGCAGCTCAAGGAGCAGATCGCGGACCTCAGCGACGAGGACCTCGACAGCTACGCGAACGACGACCGCAAGGGCGCCCAGGAGGCCGCGAAGGCCGAGCAGGCGCGCCGCGCGGAGGCCGCCGAGGCCGACGAGAAGAACGAGGACGAGAACAGCACGGCCAGCGGCGCCGAGGGCGTCGAGGCCGCCGTCCAGGGCGTCCTGGAGTCGCAGCAGGCCGCCAGCAACCGGCCGCCCGACTCCGACGAGGCGCAGGCGCTTCTCGCGCAGGCCACCGTCGGCGGCGACAGCGGCGACGCGACCGTGGAGGGCGTCGTCGAGGACGACGGCTCCCCGGGCGACAAGGAGTTCGACCCGGACGCCGCGGCGGACGAGAAGGACTCCGAGGACGAGGACAAGTAGCACACGAGGCCCCCGCGAGGGGGCCTCACCAGGGCGGCTAGCTCAGTAGGGAGAGCGCCGGTTTCACACGCCGTAGGTCGCAGGTTCGAGCCCTGCGCCGCCCATCGACCGTAGGACCGTTGGCCTAAAAGCAGCCACCGGCTAAGGAGTGGCGAGGCAGGGATCGGGGACCGGAACCAGAAGGGTCGATCCGATCTTCAAAGATTCACCGGGCCTGGTAAGGGAGAAGCCCGGGCATCTGCCGCGAAGGCCCGACGCAAGGAGAAGCGTCGGGGAGAAGCCCGGAACGGAAGCGAGCCGCATACCCTGCGCGGCGAGCCGACGAGGACTGACCGTCCTACCGGGATGCCGACTTCGCACGTGAGCCTTTGGCGTAGCAGCACACCTTCGGTCGAACCCATTCGAAGGGGAAGACACGCGCGGCGCGGTGCTTCGAGACGCGTCGAGGAAAGTCAGGCCACCTGCCGCCCGGGGACGGGACGGCAAACGCGCGGCGACCGAGCGGGAGGGCTCCGGCCCGTCTCACCGCCAGGACCGGCGGGGTGCAACCCCAAGCGCGGCGCCCAGACCGGGCGTCCAGGTAGGGGGCACAGATGGATGCGTGTCCTAGACAGAAGCCTGCTTACGAACCTTCGAGACACGGTCCCTAACCGCTTAGGCTAACAACCGCGGGGCGGGGCCTCCAGACCGCGTAGCTCAGTCGGGACGAGCGCCACGTTGACATCGTGGAGGTCGGTGGTTCGAGCCCACCCGTGGTCACTGCAAGTCCCAGTAGCTCAGAGGACAGAGTGCAGCCCTGCGAAGGCTGAGGTCGGCGGTTCGATCCCGCCCTGGGACGCTACACTTTGGGGCATGGCGAAGAAGATCAACGCGAAGAAGGAGAAGGCCCTCCGCAACGAGGCGTACGCGAAGCAGTTCCGCAAGCGGACGCCCGGCCGGAAGGACCGGGACAAGAAGCGGCTCGGCGGCCCCTGGGGCAACTGGTGCCGCATCAAGGGGCACCCGCAGAACTGCGGTTGCGTGTACGGCGTAGGGACTGGTAGCTCAGCTGGTTAGAGTGGCGCTCTGATAAGGCGCAGGTCGGTGGTTCGAGTCCACCCCAGTCCATCGGAAGGTAGCTCAGACCCCATGCGAGCGCAATGGCGTGTCGCGGAGAGCTGGCCCTAACGGGTCGAGACGGCGCGGTGGGAGGCGCCCCTTCCGTACAGGGCGACGTGGCCGAGCGGTTAGGCGGTTGGCTGCAACCCTTCACACACAGGTTCGAGTCCTGTCGTCGCCTCTAGGTGGCCCCTACGCGGCCACCAGTGCCCCACTCTGGCCCACCGAGGGCCGGGGCGGGGAGTTCCATTGCTTCGCGAGGTCGGCGCCAGAGGCGCCCACTCTCGTGCTCGGGCCGGTAGCTCAGTCGGGAGAGCGACGCACTCGCACTGCGTAGGTCAAGGGTTCGACTCCCTTCCGGTCCACTGCTCCGTCGGGGTACCCGGGTGGTTCCCGGGACTGTCTGAGGAGCGCCCTCTCGGCAGAGGCCGCGTAACCGCGCGGTGTCGGGAGGCCCGGGGCGTTAGCTCAGCTGGGAGAGCATTTGGCTGGCAGCCAAAAGGTCGAGGGTTCAAGTCCCTCACGCTCCATGGGTGATCCGGGTTCGAGTCCCGGGCGCACCTGCCCCGATAGCAGGCCCCGCGAAGGGCCGCAAGCCATGGCTGGCGGGCAAACGTCGGCCCGGTTCGCGCCGGTCCCGGCGGGGAGCGTTGGTGCAACGGCAGCACACCCTCACGGAAGGGCTAGCCGACAGTCGGCGACGGCACCCGGTTGCTAACCGGACGAGGCGCAAGCCCTTGAGGGATCATCCCCCTCCCCTTCCGCTCGTTTCGACCGCCCCTACCCCGGGTACAATCACGGGGGAGGAGGCAAACATGGGAGTGATCGGAGTCATCCTGCGCGTGGTCGCGTTCGTGCTGTTCGTCGTGGCGGGGGTCAACGAGACCCTGCTCAACCAGCCGCCCGCCGACCTCGTCGCATTCGGCCTGGCCGCCTGGGTCCTCGCCGTCCTGCTGGACGGCGTCGACGTCGGCCGCCTCGGCTGAGACACGGACTGGCCGCCCCTAGCGGCCACACGGAAGGGCAAGCCGACGGTTGGCTGACGGCACCGGATTCGAAACCCGGCGAGGCGAGAGCCCTTGTGAGTTCGATCCTCACTCCTTCCGCTCACGGAGAGGCAACCCGACGGCTGGCGACGGGACCCGCTTGGAAAGCGGACGAGCCTTTGCGGCCTTGCGGGATCGTTCCCCGCCTTCTCCGCTCGCGTAAGGGGTGTGAGGATCATCCCGACGCAGAAGGGTCCCGACCGGGACCTGGCAATCCTCCTCTGGACCACGGTCGCCGTCCTGGCGACGGTGATCTTCGTCGCGTACCACGCATTCCACTGAGCCGACGCTGGGGCTGGGACCCCGACCTGGCTGTAAACCAGGCGTCTCGTACTAGGCAGGTTCGATTCCTGACGGCGGCATCACGCCCCGCGCCAAACACCCTGAGCTATCTGTGCCCCCTCCCGGGCAGCTACACTTCGTCCGTGAGCCAAGTCACGCCGGTCCACGACCCCACCCTCGTCCTCAGCGCGCCGCTCCCGAGCTACGGGTTCGACGCCGCGATGGCGGGCGACGCGGCCTACGAGGCGAGCCCGCTCCCGGGCGACTTCCACACCCACCGCGACGAGCGCGGCCTCGCGGTCCGCTGCTACCACACGTGCCGGTCGGCCGTCCTCAGCTGGCAGCTGTGGCTCGGCTTCACCCTGAGCTTCCCGTTCGAGCACGCGCTCTGGGAGAAGGTGCCGCCGTTCAACCTCATCGCCCAGAGGCTCGGGCTGCTCTGATGGGGATGTTCGACTGGGTCCAGTGCGACGCGCCCCTGCCTGACGGCTGGGAGCCGCACCGCGGCCTCTACAGCGACTTCAGCGACGGCGGCTTCCAGACCAAGAGCTTCGAGTGCCTCCTGCTCACGTTTACGATCACGGCCGAGGGCCGCCTGACCGTCCAAGGCTACGGTGGCGCGCGCGAGGAGTACGAGCCCGAGGGCGTGCCCTACTCCGGGACGTTCGTCTTCTACGGGACGGATGACCACACGGACGGCGGACGCTGGCACGAGTACGCCGCCGAGTTCCAGGGCGGCCAGCTCCAGGGGATCGTGGCGCATGACCGCAGTGGCGGCGCCTGACGTCCGCGTCGAGAGCGGCCTCGAAGGGCGCCTCGACCGCGCCGGGAACCCGCTCAGGCTGACCAACGGCTTCCTGCCCTTCCAGTGGGAGGGCGTCCAGCACATCGCCGCCATGGACCGCGCGGCGTACATGCGCTGGGACACCGGCACCGGCAAGACCCTGGCGGCCGAGGCCGCCATCCTCCTCAAGCGCCAGGAGGGCTTCCAGCTGACGCTCTACGTCGTCCGGCCGAACCACCTGGAGGGCGCCCGGCGCAAGCTGCGGCAGCACACCGGCATCGAGGCCCACATGCTCACCGGCACGGCGAAGCAGCGCCAGAGGGTCTTCCTGGAGGTCGACGACGCCGTGTACGAGCGCGAGCAGCCGGTCCTCATCTTCAACCCCGAGAAGCTCAGCACCGACACGGAGAACTTCAAGGAGCTGATCGAGGGCCGCTCCGTCCTGCTGATCCTGGACGAGGCCCAGAAGCGGTTCGGCAACCGGGCCACCAAGCTGTACCGGAACGCCTGCGAGGTCCTGTACACGAGCAAGACCGACCGCGGCATCCACTACCCGCGCGGCGGCTACGAGCGGCCGAGCCACATGTTCGCCGTGGCCCTGAGCGCGACGCCGATCACGAAGTCGCCGGACAACCTGTTCAACACCGTCCGGCTCATCTACCCCGGCCTGCTGGGCTCGGTCCAGGACTTCAACAACAAGTACGCCGGGCCGCGCAACCGCTGGAACGAGGTCGTCTACTGGAAGAACCTCGACCTCCTCGCCGAGGAGGTCGCGCCGATCGTCCACCAGGCGAGCAAGAGCGACCCGGAGATCGCGGCCCAGTTCCCAGAGGTCATGGAGGAGACGGCCTTCTGCGCCATGGACGACGCGACGTCGCGCCTTTACGAGAGGCTCCAGCGCGAGTACAGCAACATCGGCGCCGCCTCCCTGCTGTCCTACGACGAGGTCCTCGCCGCGATCAACTGCCTCCAGCAGCTCGTCTCCAACCCGAAGGCCGTCCTGCACTCCGCGATGGAGCGCGACGCCTACGAGCTGGAGCTGGAGCGGTTCCTGGAGGAGCCGCGGAAGGCGGCCGAGATACGCGAGTTCGAGAAGAAGCACAAGCGAGGCTCGGACGTGGCGCTCAAGCTGCGCGCGCTCGTGGACAACGACTTCGCCTTCACGGATGGCAACAAGAAGGGCGAGGCGACCAACGGGAAGCTCGTCGTCCTCCGGGAGTACCTGGAGGAGCACGACGGCAAGGCGGTCGTGTTCTGCTCCGAGGTCGTGATGCAGGAGATCATCAGCCAGTGGCTCACCACCTGGGGCGTCCGGCACGTCCTCTACCGCGGCGGCATGACGCCCAAGAGCGGCCAGTGGGCGATCGACCACTTTCGCACCGACCCCGACTGCAAGGTCTTCCTCTCGACGGACGCGGGCCAGGACTCGATCGACCTCCCGGAGGCCAGCCTGACCATCCACTACGACTACCCGATGGACTGGTCGTGGTCGGCGTGGCTCCAGCGCGGCAATCGGCAGCACCGCATCGACTCGGAGCAGGACTCCGTGCGCGTCGTGACGCTCACGGTCCCCGGCACGGTCGAGGACCGGAAGGCCGAGGTCGTCGCCAAGAAGAAGGGCTACCACGACGCGATCTTCGACGGCGCCGAGGCGCCCGAGGAGGAGATGGAGCCGACGGACTACCTGTACGTGCTGACGGGGCAGGAAAGCTAGCCCCCGCGCGCCGTAAAGTTCGATGCACTCCGAGCGGTTCCAGGTAAACAGCCCGGTCGGGCTCCACGGCGGCCCCATGAGCGGGCTGATGAAGGTCCCGGTCATGATCAACGGCCAGCCGGTCAACCGGGAGACCGCCGACCAGCTGTACGGCCTCGGCCGCGACGAGCCGATCCACGTCTCGGCCGACACGGGCAACCCCCAGCTCGACCGCGACGTCGTGCACCTGGCGCAGGGCGTCATCAACCTGGAGCGCGACCCGTGGCCCGGCAACCGGGAGCCGATCCCGCCCGAGCACGTGAACCTCTGGGCCAACTTCGCCAGGAGCGCCCCGACGTTCGGCCTCGGCATCCCGCAGGAGGGGCCGAACCAGATCGACCCGGCGAAGATCGAGGCGCTCACCAGGAAGTACCTCCCGCAGGAGGGCGCCGCGCCCACCACCAGCAAGACCGAGAAAAGCTCTGCCCGCGAGCCGGTAAACGGTGAGATGACCGCCCGACTGAGCAAGTGGCACGTCGTCGCGCTCGGCGAGATGCAGCAGCCCGGCGGCGTCGGCGCGGCCGACTACAACCCCGTGCTCGACGGCGCCAACCCCGACGACCCGCCGCAGTCCGACACGTCGCAGAACAGCTTCGAGCAGGACGTGGCCCTGGAGACCTGGGTCAACGCGGCCGTGGACATGCTCAACCGCGGCGAGCCCGAGGAGGCCATCCTCGCGCAGCTCGCGCACGACGGCTGCCCGAACCCGCAGGAGATCCTCCAGCGCGCCCAGGAGCAGCCGCTCGGCGAGGAGAAGCCGATCAGCGACGAGATCGGCCAGGATCCGTTCAACGCCCCGCCGTCGGCCGACGCGCCGTCCGGCCAGATGGAGAGCGTCAGCCAGCAGCCGCCCGTCCTCGGCTCGATGGTCAAGGAGGCACCCGGCAAGGAGCACATGAAGGGCGTCTCGGACAAGCGCAACCGCCAGTACGAGCACGTGCTGGAGAGCTGCAAGGAGTCGCACCCCGAGTGGGACGAGGACCGCTGCAAGGAGTACGCCGCGCGCACCGTCAACAAGACGCGCAGCGAGAAGGGCGAGACCAAGTCCGCCGCGGGCTACTGGGAGCAGCAGGGCGTCGAGACGTCCGGCGCCCCGGAGGTCGGCGACACCTACACCTTCCAGCCCGAGGGCACGACCCTCTACGTCCAGGCGGTCACGCCGGACGGCGTCTCCGTGACGGAGAGCGGCATGGACCCGCAGGAGGCCAAGCACCTGAGCATGGAGGAGTTCCTCGGCATGGTCGGCGAGGGCACCCTCATCAAGGACGAGGGGCCGCTCGACCCCGACACCGACATCACCAACCCCGACTACCCGCTGTTCGAGGCCGGGGACACGGGCAGCGGCGGCGCCGGAGGGCGCTTCGCCCAGAAGGTACGCATCGCCAACACGAGCATGACAGGAACCGTGATCGACCGCTACGAGGACACCTGGGGTCAGGGCCTCGTCATGGTCGCGCTGGACGACGGGGGCACAGTCACCGTCGCGCCGACCGCGGTCGAGGAGGTAGACGCCGAGAGCGCGCCTCACCCCGTCTCGCAGATCCAGGAGTTCATCGACAGCATGGAGCCCGTGCAGCCGACCCGGCCGCACATCGAGGCCCGCATCGCCAACCTACGGCTCGTCCGCAAGGCGTGCCAGAGCGCGGTCAGCAGGCTCGGCTTCAGCGACCAGGTCAAGGTCGCGTCGATCGACTCGGACGCGCAGGCGGAAATCGCAGCCCTGGAGGACTTCTTGGGCGCGGTCGCTTCGCAGTCTGACGTCGCCTACCTGAGCGGGCTCCAGACATACCGCACCCACGGCCTGGAGCTGCCCGGCGTGAAGCGCGCCTCGCTCCAGGGAACTTTCGCCGCCGAGCAGCCCGCCATCTTCGTGGCAGAGCTGGACGAGGCGGTTTCGCGCGACCCCGAGGCGACTGCCTACGCAGCCGCCCGGCACGCGCAGGCAAACAACCTGAACATCCCCGAGTTCGTCGCCGCCGCGGAGGACCACCGCAAGGTGCGCACCGAGGAGTTCGCGGACGTGGAGCACACCACGACCGAGCCCGAAATCGACGCCGAGGGACCGGCAGAGCAGCTGTTCGTCTAGGAGGAACAATGAGCGTTTTCGAGGTACTCGCAAGCAACGACCAGTCCGCCGCCGACGCCCAGCGCCGGGCCGAGATCGCGGCCCAGGAGCGCGCCAAGGCGCGGTTCGGGTCGTTCCTCGCCAACGCGGGCGACGACAAGGAGTTCGAGTCGCGGCGCTTCCTCGTCGAGGACGAGGTACGCGCGATCGGCCAGGCCGTCGCGGCCGAGTACGGCGGCGACGCCGAGCTGGCCATCACCGCCGCCAACGAGGCCCTGGAGGCCCACGTGCTCGCGGCCCACGACGCCGACTGCAAGTGCGGCTTCTGCGCCAACAAGGGCAAGCTGCCCGGCGCGAAGAAGGACGAGGACAAGGACGACGGCAAGAGCGACGAGAAGAAGGACGGCAACCCGTTCGCGGAGAAGGGCAAGGACGACGACGACGAGGACGACAAGAAGGAGTCCGCCGTCAAGACCGCCTGCTCCTGCGAGGACGGGTGCGACTGCGGAGGGTGCGGCGCCGACTGCGAGCACTCGAAGAAGACCGCGCGCTGGTCCGTCGTCGCGGCCGGGGCCACCCTGGAAGACGTCGACCACTACCAGACCGAGCGCGTCGACGTGCAGGGCACCGAAGGCCCGGTCCCGAAGATCGACAAGTCCAAGAGCGGAGACGTGGACGGCTGGACCACCGAGCCGATCGACGTCGGCTCCGTCCGGCACCGCAACGTGGGTCAGGACGCCGAGGGCATCGACCACTGGAAGGCCGAGCAGCCCGAGGGCGAGGACGGCCCGGTCGTGCTGGTCAACAAGGACATCAACGCCGACCCCTTCGCCGACAGTGGCCCGCTCCTCAAGAGCGTGGACGCCGACTCCCCGATCGGCTCCGAGGAGACCGGCACCGCCGACTCCTGGAGCGGGACGGAGCGCCAGGCGGACCCCGTCACGAGCCGCTACCACATCATCGCGACTGAGGACTAGGGAGTGCAGGCTTGGGGGCTGAGTCGCGCCGAAAGCGGGACGCCCTCTCGCCTCGGCACTGTGAGATCCCCGGGTGCTGGTGGCCGCACAAGATCCAGCGTCACCGGATCGTCCGCGGCGAGCACGGGGGCAAGTACAGGCTCGGCAACGTCATCTCCCTGTGCCCGAACCACCACTGGATGGCGGACCGGGACATGTTCGACGCCGAGTACCTGCTGGAGCTAGTCCGACTACGAATAGAAGACGATGGCCGACGACCTGAACAAGACGATCCAGAACCTGCGGAAGCAGGGCGTCGTCCTGCCCCGGAACCCGAGCAGGGCGATGGAGACGGCCAGGTCGATGGCGAAGCAGGCGACGACCCCGGGCTCGCTCCAGAAGGACGTCGCCGGGATCGACGCGCTGGACAGGTGGTCGAGCCGACAGGGGGGTGAGGACAGCCCCGAGGTCGCCTCCATCCGCAAGAACAACGCGGCGCTGATGAGCGCCATGGGCCAGTCCCGCCGCATCGGCTCCATGCAGCGCACCGCCTCGTCGCAGGACGTGGCGATCGCCATCCCGCGCTTCTACGACCCGCTGGAGTACTGGGACCTCTCGGGCCTGCCGTGGAACATGGCGGACGAGGGCCACCGCCACAAGCTGCACAAGTGGCTCCGGCTCTACTACGCGACCCACTGGCTCGTCCCGATCCTCATCGACATCTTCACGCGCTTCCCGCTCATCGGCATCCACATGTACTCGAAGGACCGGAAGATCACCGAGTTCTACGAGGACCTGTTCCTGAACGAGCTGAAGTACGAGGACTTCCTCGTCAACATGGGGCGCGAGTACTGGACCGTCGGCGAGGCGTTCCCGCTCGGCTCGTTCAACGAGTCCCTGGGCGTCTGGGAGCGCGAGGAGCTGCTCAACCCCGAGGACATCATCATCGAGAACTTCCCGCTGCTCGGCACG